TGTGATCCAGATTATAATGTATGGAAGGGTGAACAAAACACTCCACCAGATGCAATAGATAATTTAAGAGTATGTGGAGGACACGTAGCTATAGGTTATGATAATCCAACAGAAGAAGTTAGTGAACAAATAGTTAGATTATTTGATTTATTCCTTACAATGCCAAGTATATTGCTTGATCCTGATACAGAAAGGAGACAATTATATGGTAAAGCAGGAAGTTTCAGATTTAAGAATTTTGGTGTAGAATGTAGAGCTTTATCTAACTATTGGCTTACTTCAGAAGTTTATACAGCATGGGTTTATAACCAAGTACTTAAGATTCAGGATTTTATTAACGAAGGAAGAGAATTAAATAAAGATTTATATGAACTTCTTCCTATGGTAATAGATAATAATAATAGGGAAATGGCTCGTAACTTATGTAAAGAATATGGTATAGAATTACCTGAAATAGTTACAGAACTTACATCAAATAAAGTTGAAAAAGAAGAGAAAGTATGAAATAATTGAGTAAAGAAATAGAAGTTCCTTGGGGAGAAATAGGTTATATAACATTTAAAAGAACCTATGCACGAAGATGCAAAGAAGATGATCTTAATTCTAAAACAGAAGAATTTGATCAAGTAGTTAATAGAGAATTGGCAGCATGTGAGAAACAATTAGGTATAAATTTTAGTGAAAAAGATAAAGAAGATTATTTTAACACTAGAATGAATCTTAAATGGTCTACTGCTGGTAGATTTATGTGGCAACTTGGTACTAAGACTGTTGATAAATTAGGATTACCTTCTTTGCAGAATTGTGCAACTGTTGTTGTAGATAATCCAATAAGACCATTTACATGGGCTTTTGAGATGCTTATGTTAGGATGTGGAGTAGGATATAATATTCAAAAAGAATATGTATATCAACTTCCTAAACTACATAAAAAGAAAATAAAAATTGAAAGATTTGATGATCAATCAGCTGATTTTATAGTTCCTGATACCAGAGAAGGATGGGTTAAATTACTTGGAAAAGTACTTAAAGCTCATTTTTATTCAGGTGAAGGGTTTACCTATTCCACACAATTAATACGCTCAAAAGGGGCTATAATTAAGGGATTTGGGGGTATAGCATCAGGTCCTGATGAATTATGTTGGGGAATTAATGAAATTCATAGAATTCTAAATGAAAATGCAGGTAAGAAATTAAAACCTATACATTGTTTAGATATAATGAATATTATTGGTAGTGTAGTAGTATCAGGTAATGTAAGAAGAAGTGCGCAAATAGCTATTGGAGATTATGATGATATAGAATTCTTGAAAGCAAAGAGATGGGACTTAGGTACTATCCCTAACTGGAGAGCTATGTCTAATAATTCTGTAGCATGTGATGATACTTCATTATTACTTAATGAGTTTTGGGACACTTATAAACAAGGTGAACCTTACGGACTCATTAATATGAGATTAGCACGAGAGTGTGGTAGAACAGGAGAAACTAAATATCCTGATCCTAACATAGTTGGATTTAATCCATGTGCTGAACAATCACTTGAAAATTATGAAACATGTTGTCTTTCAGAGATATTTTTATCTAATATTAAGTCTTATAAAGAACTATTAACATGTCTTAGATTAACTTATATTGTAAATAAACATAGTTTAAATTTACATTGTAGCTTAAAAGAGACAGAAGAAGTAGTTCATAAGAATATGAGAATGGGTATTGGTATAACAGGTTATCTTCAAGCTAGTGAGGAACAAAAATCCTGGTTAAAAGATGCTTATGAATGGTTAAGAGAATTTGATGATTTTTATTCAAAAGAACATGGTTTTCCAAGATCTATCAAGTTAACTACAATGAAACCTTCTGGTACATTAAGTTTACTTAAAGGTGTAACTCCAGGATGCCATCCATCACCTGCTGGACCATATTATATAAGAAGAGTTAGAATAGCTTCTAATTCGCCACTTATAGATGTATGTAAAAAACATGGTTATCCTATTGAATATCAAGTTAAATTTGATGGAAGTTATGATACATCTACAATGGTAGTATCATTTCCATGTAAAGTTCCATCAGGAACACCTATTGCATCAGATTTTAGCTGGAAAGATCAATTAGAAACTGTAAGAAGATTACAATCTGAATGGAGTGATAACTCTGTAAGTTGTACTGTATATTACAAAGCAGAGGATTTAGAAGATATTAAGAAGTATTTGAATAAGAATTATAAAAACAACTTTAAAACATTATCTTTTCTATTATATCATAATCATGGATTTATACAAGCTCCGTATGAAACAATTTCTAAGGAATTATATGAAACAATGATTAAAGATATAGAACCTATAACATCAGCTAATATTAAAGATTCTGATATTATAGATGGAATAGATGAATGTCAAAATGGAAGTTGTCCAATAAAATAAAATAAAAAATGGAAAGAACAAAAGTTTTTAAGAAAGGAGATAAAGTTATATATAATGGTGGAACACATCTTAGTGGAAATAATAATTTATACAATAACACAACACTAACAATTAGTAGTGTTAACAATGGATCAAGTTACAGTCAATATGGTGGATATTATGGTGTTAAATTAGAAAATGGTCAAAGTGCTGGTTCAGTATATGGTAATGAAATAAAACTATATTCTCAAACTAAACAACAACTTCAGGAGGAAATTGATTCTTTAGAGAAAGAAAAACAATCTTTACAAGAAAAAATTGATATAATGAATGAGTTTAAAATGGAAATATTTGATGAAAATACTATTAAAGTATATCAGACATTATCTATAATTGATAAGAAAGGAACATCAAAAATTGATAAAGCTAAAGCAATTGCAAAATTAATCAATGAAAGTTAAAATTAAAAAATTAAGTGAATTAGCAGTAATTCCATCTTATTCTAAGCATGGAGATGCTGGAATGGATTTAACATGTGTTTCAGTAAATGAAACAACATATTATACAGAATATGATACAGGATTGTCTGTAGAAATTCCTGAAGGATTTGTTGGATTAGTATTTCCTAGAAGTAGTATTTCTAATACAGATTTAATATTAGCTAATTCGATAGGTGTAATAGACTCTGGATATAGAGGTAGTATTAAATGTAGATTTAAAAGTATTAATGAGAAGGAAGCTGTTTACAAACCAGGAGATAGAATAGCTCAATTAATTATTTTACCTTATCCAGAAGTTGAATTTGAAGAAGTTCAGGAACTATCTACTAGTGTAAGAGGAGAAACAGGATTTGGCAGTAGTGGAGTATAACATAAAAATATAATAATATAGTTCTGAAAATTAGCTATACAATCCTGTAAGGACTGGTGTGAGTTACTAGTAAGGGGGATTATTATATATAAAAAACAAACATATAATGCAAGCAGGTCAAACAATTGATATATATGAGAATTACCAAGAGGAAACAAAGCCTTTTGGTAAAGCTCTTATATTAGAAGAAAAAGCAGAAGGATTAACATTCATACTTGATGAAATGCCTAAAGAGAAACAAATTGTATATGGTACAAAGAGATTCTTTTGTGAAATTTTAGAAAGTGATGTATATCCTGTAGGATTCAAAAAAACATTTCATAAACGATATATCCATACAATAGGTGTATTAACATCTAATATAGATGAAGAAGAATTAGATAATTCTGATCATTATATTAGACCAGATTCATTCTTAGAAGTTGATGGAGAACAAATATTTTAACATGACAGAACAAAAATTAACAGAAATACTTAATAAGAAAAAACCTTTAAAATTTAAAGATTACACTCCTAAAAGTATTATGGATGTTATTAAAGAAGCACATAATAGAAAAACATTTTCCGATTTAAGAAAAAAGAGAGCTCAATGTCCAGAAGGTAGATGGAGAGGTTTTACTGATATTTATAGATTATGTCATTTTTATTTTCCTGAAGTAACTGTTAAAGAATTACATAATAAATTATTAAAAAGAAGTAGATCATTTTGTAATGAAACTAACCAAACAGTTTTTTATAATTTTACAGCGACATCTTATCATTCTAATGAAGTTATTAAAATTAATTTGAAAAATGGTAAACTTGTAGAACTAGATATTGAATAGAAATTTATGGGTATATGATATAGAGACTCTCAAGTCTTGTTTCACATATTCAGCAATAAATGTAGATACAGAAGAAATAGTTCAATTTGTTATTCATAATGATAGATTTGAACTAGAAGAATTAATAATTCATTTAAAACAATGTAAAGGAGGAATTGGATTTAACAATGTTAACTTTGATTATCCTATTATACATTTAATACTACAAAAAGCTAGTTTTTGGCAATCTCAATTAAATTATTATGGAGTTATATCAATTCAAGATATAATTGATGATATATATGAGAAAGCTCAAGAAATTATTGAGTCTCAAAATCAAGATAATTTTGTTAAAATTGTAGCTATAAAGAGAAAAGACGTTTTAATACAACAATTAGATTTATTTAAATTATGGCATTTTAATAATAAAGCAAGAGCTACTTCATTAAAATCACTTGAAATATCTATGAACTTTCCAAATGTAATGGAAATGCCTATAGACCATACAAGAAATGATATTACAGAAGATGAAATTGAGAGTATATTAAAGTATAATCTTAATGATGTTCTGGCTACATTTGAATTTTATAAATTAAGTGAAGCTAAAATTAATTTACGTAAGGATTTGATTAATAAATATAATCTCCCTTGCATAAATTATCCAGATAGTAAGATAGGTGAAGAATTAGTATTAAAGTTATTTTCTGAAGCTACAGGACAAGACCCTTGGGAAATTAAGGAACAAAGAACCTACAGACCTAATATTAAAATTAAAGATTGTATCTTTGATTATATTAAATTTGAATCAAAAGAATTTAATAGTTTATTAGAAGATCTTAAGAATAGAGAAGTAAGTAATACTAAAGGTGCAATAGCTAATAGTGTTATTTATAAGGGTTTTAAATATGATTTCGGAACAGGAGGAATACATGGATGTATAAAACCAGGAGTATATGAGTCAGATGATGAATATATAATTATTGATGCAGATGTAGCAAGTCTATATCCAAGTATAGCAGTACAAAATAAGCTATTTCCAGCCCATTTAGGACCTAAATTCTGTGAAGTGTATGAAGATATACTAAATCAGAGAATAGTGGCTAAAAAGGCAGGAAATATGACTCTTTCTGATGGATTTAAATTAAGCTTAAATAGTGTATATGGTAAATCCAATGATATACATAGTTTCTTATATGATCCATTATATACATTAAAAACTACTATTAATGGTCAATTAATGTTAGCTATATTAGCTGAATCATTAGTAAGCAATATTGAAGATTTAACTGTATTACAAGTTAATACTGATGGTATAACAGTTAAAATACATAAGAATTATGTAGGTGATTATTACAAAATTTGTAATGATTGGTCTTCTTTACATTTATTAAATTTAGAATATGTAGAATATTCTAAAATGATAATAAGAGATGTTAATAACTATATGGCTATATCTACAAAGGGTAAAGTTAAATATAAAGGAGCTTTTGAAATTCAAAAAGAACTTCATAAAGATAATTCTTTTAAAGTAGTACCTTTAGCTATATCAAATTACTTTGTTAATAGGATACCTGTTGAGGAAACAGTGAAGAATCATAGAAATATTTATGATTTTTGTGGAAGACAAAAGTTTGGTAAAGATAGTTATGGAGAAACTCATCATTTAGATGTAGACAAAGAAATTGTTGAAAAACAACAAAAAAATGTAAGATATTATATATCAACTCCAGGTTATACATTTATCAAGCAATATAAGAAGGGAACTAGTGAAATTATTAATAAAGGATTTGAAGTGACAGTATTCAATGATTTTGTTGAGAAGGAATGGAATGAATATAATATAAATTATAATTTTTATATTATGGAGTGTAAGAAGATTTTAGAAGTAATAGAAACAAAACAAATGAGTTTATTTTAATGAAAAATAATATAACAGATAAACCTACTTTACAAAAGAAAGTAGAAGTAGTTAAACCACCACCAGTAAAAGAACAATTGTCTGCTATGACAATTAATGAAGTAATAGATGAAATAGAGAATAATCCTGTTTCACCTAAAGATATATTACCTAAAACAGCTCATCATTGGAATAAATTGAAAGATGAACATCCAAAATTAGCTATTATGTATAATGATTTAAATAATTTAGTAGATGTAGCAGGACGTAGTTCAGGATTAAATATAGCTAAAGAGCGTGAAATAGATAATCAACGTAAAGCTATTAGAAATTATGAGATTGTTAATAATATAACTAGAGCAGATCATATTAGATGGTCTGGTTTTTAATATGAATGACTATGAATGTATTGAGCATGAATTCTTAACAAAGCAATTTATTGAAAATAATAAAGAAATAATGTTTAGTGATATTCAAGATAATCAACGAAGGAATATTGAAGAAACATCAGATAAGTTTAGAACAATTCGCAATATTGGAAAGTTTATTCTACAAAGAATATACTCCAATAGAGGAATACCTTTTCCAAGTAAAAAACAGGAAAGAAATAGTTCAAAATCTGATAAGACGAGGATTTTTGAGTCTGTATGATGATGAAATAGGAGCAGATTTAATTCATAATATATTTATTACTGAAAAAGGTGAAGAAGTGATGCAAACCACTAATGAATTTTATGAACAAATAAAGAATACTGAATTAAGTGATGCTGTATTAACAACATTTGACACACAATTTAATGAATTTTGGGAAACATTTCCTACATCTGATAAATATCAAGGGTATCCTCACACCAGAGTATTACGTAGTGATAAAGAACGCTGTAAGAAATACTACAAAAAAGCACTTGAAGAAGCTTCACATGAAGATATAATTAAAGCTTTAGTTTATGAAATTAAAATGAGAGAAAAAAACTCAATAAATAATTTCAAATCTTCGTTTAGTGACTTCAAATTTATGAAAGCAAGTTCTACATGGCTTCATCAGAAAGAATATAATATTTATATTCAACTTATGAAAGAAGATACTGTTGAAAAGAAGGATGTTTTTAGTGAAGATGTATAATGTTTGATAAAATCTATAATAGAATTTTGGAAAATAAAGAAAATAAGGAGCAAGGAAGGGTAAATTCAATTAGTCCACCTTTTCCTAGATTAGCTGAAAAATTTCCAGGATTTGAAAAGGGTAAATATTGGATTATTACAGCAAGTAGTGGAATTGGTAAAACTAAATTTACTAAATTCTTTACTATTGCTTCCATATATAATTTTATCAAATTAAATCCTTCAGTAAAAGCAAAGATCTTTTATTTTGCATTAGAAGAGACTGTAGAAGAATTTTGGATGTCTTTTGTATCAGCAATGTTATATGAAAAATATAATATAGAATTGTCAACTGCACAACTTAAATCACTTGGTAAATTTACAATATCAGAAGATCATTTATCTAAAATTAGAGAATGTGAAAACTTTATTAATGAATTAACATCATTTGTAATTGTAAAAGATCATATTCATAATCCCTTTGGTATATATAAAGAAGTAAGAGATTATTTTGAAAGTTCTGAGTCCGGGGAATATGTTAAAAATGAAATGGGTCATATTACAGGTTATAATCATAAAGATAATACACATTATTTTATAATTACTGACCACGTAGGTTTATTAACTGCTGAAAAAGGATTAAGTCAAAGAGACAGTTTAAGTTTTTTCTCACAAGAATATTGCTTAAAAGGTTTTTGCAAAAGATTTAATTGTACAGTAATTAATATTCAACAACAAGCTGCTGAAACAGAGAAATTAGAGTTTTTTAAAGGTGAAACATTAGAACAAAAAGTTGAACCAAGTCTTAATGGTTTAGCTAATAACAAAGAAATACAACGAGAAGCAGATTTAATATTAGGATTATTTGCTCCAGCAAGATATAAACTAGCTATTCATAGGGGATATGACATAGAAAAGCTTAAGGATAAGTATAGATCACTTCTGTTCCTTAAAGACAGAAATTATGGTCTTAATGGATCTTATGTAGGGTTGTATTTTAATGGTGCAACTAACTATTTTGAAGAATTGCCACCAGCAGATGAATTCAAAAAGAATCCTGAATTATACAAACAATACATTTAAATTTGAATAATACTACTAAAAAATTGAAATTTAAAAAGAAATTATGAAATATTGTCGAGTATAGCAATAGTGGGAAAATCAAGTACTGGTAAGTCTACTAGTCTTGGAGATTTTCCAGAATTAAAAATTAAGGGTTTAAATCCTAAAGAAACAGCTATTATAAATGTAGCTGGTAAAGATTTACCATTTAGAGGCTGGAAAAGTCTTTATAATGGTAAGATAAGTGAAGGTGGTAATTATGCTGAAACATCAGATGCTACTATTATTGCAGAAATCATTAAATTAATCTCTGCATCAAGAACTGATATAAAAAGTATAGTTATAGATGATGCACAATATATTATGGCTTTTGAATTTATGCGTAGAGCTAAAGAAGCAGGTTATAATAAATTTAGTGATATTGGTGTAAATATTAGTAAAATCATGGAAGCTGCTAAAAACACAAGAAGAGATTTAAAAGTTTATTTCTTGTGGCATCCTGAAGCAGATGGAGAATCAGGATTTAAGATGAAAACCGTTGGTAAAATGGTAGATGATTATTTAACATTAGAAGGTTTATTTAGTGTAATTTTATACACTAATGTAACAAAAGGTAATGACAACAAAATGAGTTATAACTTTGTTACTAACTTTGATGGTAAATATCCAGCTAAATCACCAATAGGTATGTTCAAAGACTTATATATTCCTAATGATTTAGGTTTAGTAAGTGAATTAATTGATAAATATAATGATTAAAAATGAATGAAAAGCAAGAGCTTTATTATAAGAAGTTAAGTGGTAAAAATGCCACAATAAGATTTGATTCAGGTCATGGACTACAGGCAGGAACTCCTATTTATATTGCAAAATATAATGCAGAACATGATAAATTTGTAGTTCAATATAATGTTCCTTCAAGTAGAAATCAGCAATCTAGTGCTTTAGTACCTTTAGCTGATATAAATTTAAGAGATGAAAAATACAATCTTAAAAATATTATCTTTAAAGGACATAGAGACGAGAGACCTGATAAATATGAAGATAGCGCAGTAATTGAACTATTACCAGATAAAAAGAACATCTATTTATCTACAACTTTAAGAAGTCTGTTATTAATTGATACTAAATCTGAAACACAATACGTAGGATTTTCATTTGATACAGATACTAAGAGAATTCTTATATTTAAAGCAAAAGATGAAAGCGAAGGTTGGTTAGTAGCAGGCAATGGAAGAATTAAATCTTCAGCAGATTGGAGAGAATTAAATAATACTTATGGTGAGTTGATTTATGTAAGATTAGAATCATATACAGATGATGAACATTTTCCTGGATATGTATTTTACAATTTATATAATCAAACACAATATAATCCACAAGTAAATTTAGAAAATAATGAAGATAGATATAGAATTAATGATGGTACAGGTATATATAATAGAGGATTAAGAGAAAATCCAGTGAAAAAGAAAATGCCTATTGGATGGAATAATGTTACTAGTAATAGTAATAGAGAAACATCAATATTTGATAGACCTTTATCAGAATTAATAGTAGACACACCAGGTATAACTCGTAATACACCAGAATTTTAAAAATTAAAATAAAAAATAAGAAAAGAAATATGATTTCAACAAATGGAGTAAAATCTCAAACAAGTAGCTCATTAGGTAAATACCTTAATATAGGTCGATATAATGTAAAAATTAATGAAATATCATTACGTAAATCAGCAGCAGGTACATCTACTCAGGTAAGTTTTAAGTTGGAGACTCCTCCAATTACTACACCAGGTTGGGAACCAGCAGAAGGTGCTACAGGACAAGTAGGTACTGTAAATACCATCTATATGAAGACTGATGAACAAGTAAATGAATTTATTGGTCAATTAGCTCTATTAGCTGATAAACTAGGTGTACGTGAACAAGTAGATGCTATTGCAGCTGAAACTATTGAAGTGTATATGGAAAAAATCACTCCTCTGATTACTGGAAAATTCTTCTGGGGACGTATTGTGGGTGAACAATATCTTAAGAATGATGGGTCAGGTAAAACTGGAACTCGTCTACACTGGAGTAGATATAAAGCTTTTGCATCTAATGCTGAAGTAGAAGAAAAAGGTTTAGATAAATGTCTAAAAGATCTTGATCCTACAAATAAAAATGATTTACGTCCTGTAAAAGTAGATAATACAACTACAGAGCCTCAACCTAATGGAAATGTATTCTAATATTAAGGTAAAGTTTATACCAAGAGTATTTGAGAATCAAACTATTAGAGGAAGTGTTACAACTATAGATAATAATGAAAAGAAAAACATATATTCTTTCAAAATCTATAAAGCAGATGCTTCCCCTTTAGTTAATTTCAGTGATGAAAAACCTCAATACTTAGACGTAATTAAACAAAGAATTCTAACAGAATATAAACCAGTGAGATGATAACTACAAAGGGAAAACAAATACTTCCTCTATCAAAGGAGAATATTTTATTATTTATTACAGATGAACAAATCTTTAGGAGATATATAGATAAAAACTTTGAGATTGGGGAAGTATTTAGTTCCCCTTTAAGACCTGGAAGTGATCCACATCCATCATTTGCTGTTTACTATAATAGATTTGTACAGAAATTAATGTACAAAGATCATGGTGCAGGAGGTGATGGAGGTGATTGCTTTAAGTTTGTTATGAGATTGTATAAATGCAATTTCTGGGAAGCTTGTAATCAAATAAATAGTGATTTTAATTTAAACTTAGGGGGTATATCAAAAGATTTAAACCTTATAAAGCAAATTAATCATGATTTAAACATAAAAAAAGAGAAGAAAGATATAAAATTCTTAACTCAGGAATTTAATGAAAAAGATTTAAAAGATTGGAATAGTTATGGAATCACTATTAATACATTAAATAAATATAATGTATATTGTGTAAATAGATATTGGGTTAATGACTCTATTAGAAGAGTATATACAGATAAATTTCCAATATACGCATATTACTTCCCTCGTACTAAAAACAAGAAAATATACATTCCTAATGAGGTATTTCCTAACAAATGGTTTAGTAATGCTAATAATGAATGGGATATTCAAGGTTATGATCAATTACCTGATAAAGGTGACTTATGTATTATAACTAAAAGTATGAAAGATGTAATGTGTTTATATGAATTAGGATATAATGCTGTTGCAACACATGGTGAAGGACATTATATTAATCCTGATTTTATCAGACATTTAAAAGAAAGATTTAAGAAAATTATATTTTTCTATGATAATGATAAACCTGGTTTAATATGTGGAGAAAGAATGTCAGCACTTTATGATTGTAAATATACATATATTCCAGTAGAATTTGAAGAAAAAGATATTAGTGATTTTTATAAAAACCATGGTAAAAGAATGAGTGAAGAAATTTTAAAAAATATAATATGAATCCAGAGATATTAAAACCACTGGTAGAAGAAGGATGGTATAAACAATTAAAACCTTTCTTTGAATCTGTAGAATTTGATAAAATCATATCAAATTTAAAAGATATAAAAGCAAAAGGTAAATCTGTTGTACCTATAGACACAGAATTTTTAAATGCTTTTAAATATTGTCAATATGATAATTTAAAAGTAGTTATATTAGGAATGGATCCTTATCAACAATTACATAATGGTCAACCTGTTGCATGTGGATTAGCATTTGGAAGTGGAGTAAGGGGATTTGTACCACCTAGTCTAAGAAACATTATTCAAGAAGTTGAAGATGATATTGATGAAGGATTAAATCTACGCACATTTCTTGGTGTTAAACAAGATGAAGCTAATTTAAAACAATGGGCGGAACAAGGTGTATTATTATTAAATACAGCATTAACTACAGAAGTAGGAGTAACAGGCGCACATTTAGAATTATGGAAACCATTTACTAATTATGTATTAAGTTTATTAAGTGTAAAAAATAATGGTTTAATTTATATGCTTTGGGGTGAAAAAGCTCAAATGTATTTAAACTTTATTAATCAACATACAAATCATGTATTAATTGCAGGACATCCTAGTCCACTTAATACTAGTGAAACTAAGAAATTCAAAGGTTGTAAACATTTTAGTAGAGCTAATGAAATAATAGAAGAACAGAATGGTAAAGAATTTACAATAAATTGGTAAAGAATGAGTAGATATTTTAATAATGGAAGTTTTCCATTAACAGGAAAATGGGATGAAAGTAGTAAAGCTTGGAAAATAAGAAATACTGCTTATAAAAAAGGTAATAAATTTTTAGCACAAGATGGTACTATATATACTATATTAGAAGTAATAGAAGAACAAGGAAATATTTATTTTACAGGAAAATCTGATTCAATACGCCCTAATTTTATAGTATTCACTCCTAGTATTAGAAAAATTATTGAAAGTAATGTAGTAATGAAAGTTAATCCTAATGATAATATAGATATAGAAAAGCAAGTAAGAAGATTTTTAACAATGAAAACAGGTATTATGCCAAGAGTAGCAGCAACAAAAGCACAAAGTAGCAAATTAACACAATTAGAAGAAAAAATTAATAAAGAGATTAAGCCAATTAGAGTACAAGGATTATTAAAGAAAAGAAAAGAGAGTCTTGAAGATTTTCTTAAGAATTTCTTTACAAAATGGAATGAAGAAAGAGATACAATTCTTGTTGATAATAAACAAGTTGATACAGAAGCTGGATGTAGAAGAAGTTTAGGTGATATATACAAAATTACTAAATATTATTATCCTAATTGTACACTTAAAGAAGTAAAAGATATATTATATCATTTTGCTGAAAATCCAGATAAAATAAAAGGTTTTAGAAGTTCATATTGTCATTCTACTCAAAAAAGAATGTTTTATTATGATCCAGATTCAAAAAATAGTATCTTAAATAGTGATGAAAATGATGAATTTGGTATGAAAGTCGAAGCTTGGAAAAATCTATAAAATGAGTGAAAAGAAATATATTTTAGCATATGGCGGTTTAAGAGATGGTCTTGGTGCTGCTGAATTTTATAAAGATGTAGGTTATTTTAACTTTATAGAAAGAGTTAGAGTAGAAGATTATAGTCTGTATTGTATAAATAGTAAAACACCAGTTGTAAGACCTACTATCAATTTTGAAGAAGATAATGGTGTAACTTGTGACTTGATGCAATGTGATGAAGAAACCTGGCAAGATATATATACAGAAGCATTAAAAAACGATTTTATGATGGTAAGATTACTTCAAAAATCAAATTGGCTTCAAAAAACTGTACCTGCATTTTTATTTGTATATAAGAATGGAGTTGCAGATAGTTTGAAAATAAAAGGAGGAGATTGGATTAGATATATTTTAAATAGAAAAACAATAAAAAATGTTAACACAGAGATTAGTAAAGAAGAAAAAGATTGTTTCATCAGAAGTTCTAATTAAATTTAGACCTAGATTAAGAACTAAGAATTATTCTACAGATGGTCTTAAAGAAAGATTGAGAGAATTACTGTTTCCTGTAAGAAGTATAATACGTATGGGTTCACTTACAGAAACTAATGAAATAGTTAGACCTGGTAGTAAAGTAATTGAATTAAATACTGTTGAATCAGTTGAAATAAGTCGTAATAAACTATTAATGCATGAAGCATTTGATAGTGTAAAAGATGGTCTAAAACATGCTAAATACTATGAAGTTAAAGAACTTCCTGATTTTAAATCACTTAAGTTTCCAATTTTAGCAAAGAAAATTGTAGGACAAGGTGGTGAAGGAATGAAGAAGTTGGATAAAGTAGAAGATTTAAAATCTTTCTTGTCTAAATCAACAAGTGGATACTATTTTGAAGAATATTTCAATGGAGCTAGAGAATATAGACTTCATGTTACAGAAGATGGTTGTTTCTTAGCATGGAGAAAACTTCGTAAAGAAGATGCTAAAGACAGATGGTTCTTCAATAGTACAAATTGTGTTTGGGTTGGAGAAGATAATAGTTCTTTTGATAAACCTGTAAATTGGAATGAAATTATAGATCATAGTGTAAAAGCACTTAAAGCAGTTGGATTAAGTATTGGTGCTATAGATGTAAGAGTAGCTAGTTCTTTAGATTCAAATGGTAATAAGAGAAAAACATGTGAATTTATAGTTTTAGAAACAAACAGTGCTCCTGCATTAGGAGAAGTAGGTAGTCAAAAGTATTTTGAAGAAATTAAAAGATTAATTAATAAACAAATAAGCAAATAATAATGTGTGGAATAAGCATGTATATAGGCATTAGGCCAGCAAATATAGATAAAATTAAAATATTAGGATTATATAATGTTAGCAGAGGTGCAGATGCCTGTGGTATAGTAATAAATAATGTTGTAAGAAAAGGTGTTGATGATTTCAAAACTAATCCTTCAACTAAAGAAGCTAATTTTTCTAATTTTATTGAAAAGAAGAATTTAGTAGTAAATGATGATGATGAGAATTATAATATTATAGTTCATAATAGAAAAGCTTCTACATCATGGAGTGAAAAAAGTAATCCAGATCATGCACATCCTTTTGAAATTACAGATCCTGATAATAATGTAGTATTAATAGGTGCTCACAATGGATCTATTAGCAACTGTGAAGAGCTTAAAAAGGCTTATGATATGACAGAAACATATCCTGTAGATTCACAACTAATACTCTCTATTCTAGCTAAAAATAGAAAAGAAAAGCATCCATATAAAGTATTGGAAGAATATAGAGGTAAAGCTGTATTAACATGGTTTTATTTAGATGAACCTAATGTATTATATGTATATAAAGGAGCATCTAAAGAATATAGTACATCAAATGTTGAAGAAGAACGTCCAATGTTTGTATGGGAAGATGAACCATTAAAATCATTATATTTTTCTTCATTAAAAGAAGCATTATTTGCAATTGGTGGTAATGAAACAAATGTTTATAATCTTGAAGTTAATAAAGTTTACAAATTTATAGCTGGTAAAAAAGCTAAAATTACTCTTGTAAACAGAGAAATTATACAAGCACAAAATTTTTCACAGGGGAGTGGACAGAGGAACAGCTCGCAATGTACGGATACTAGATCATCTGGGGTGTCTGCTTCCCGTTATACTACTGCTACTTCTTATAATAGGAATAACAGTTCTGTTCCCATTAAGTCTATATCTCTTACTACGATAGAAAAGACTTTTAGAAATTATCCTAATTATAAAAAAGTATTGAAAGCTGCTAAGAAATTTGGAGGAGTACAATTAAATGAAAAAAAGTTCTGTATGATTGAATATGAACCTTTTACATTTGATCCTTCTAAAAAGAAAAGTAAGGTATATTTTCATAAAGGAAGATATTTTCAAAATGGTCACATGATTGGAGGTAGTAAGATTAAAGAAGTAGTTTCTTTAGAATTAGACTATTTAGGATATGAAAAAGGTGGTAAAATTAAAGTAGATGAGCAATCTGTTGAAACTTATTATTTCTATATGGGTTTCTTATTACGAGATAAAGAGTGTGCTGATAAATTACAAGTGAAACTTAAAAGTTTTCCTGAAGATGTTATATTGAAAGAAGATAATTATAAAACTACTTTCTTTATGCGGGAAATAGCAAAATATGCATATGGTGCTGTAAGTAATTTTAATGATGATAGAGGAGCAGCACAAGAATGGGATTATCAAAATAATAATTGTGTATATGCTACAGGTACATTCTATCCATTGTTTGATTATGATAGAGGATATGTATATTCTAATGGTAATTTCTTAGGTTCAGATTATGATACATCAAATATTACTGAAAATGCAGTTAACACTCTTAAAAATAATGGTCGTAGTGTTCCTTTAGTAAAACATGAAAAAGTAAAACATACAACTTTATTTGCTTCAATGGAAAATAATGCAATAATATTACCTGAAAAAATTACTAAAGAAATAGATGAAGTTGAAAAAGAAGAATTTCTTAATGCAGCTTTAGATTTTGTAAAAGATGGTGAAAATATTGGTACACAATTTACTGAAAAAGTAAGTGATACAGAATTAGAAAATATTGTAATTGCAATTAATAAAACTGTTAGACACGTGAAAAGAAGAATAACTAATGTGAATTCACAAAATGAAACTAATAATGATAATACTCCAAAAAGAGGACTTTTATTTTCATAAATATGGCGAAAAAGAAAGAAATGATTAAATTAACAAAAGGAGATCAAGTAGATGTTGAAATGCTTGATGGTAGTATAGTAAAATATCCACGTGAAGAAACAAGATATATAAAAGCTGATAATAAATATTATCTTCCGGGAGTAACTTGTTTTAGAGTAAGACATTCAGATGGAACTATGAAGTGGCATAGATGGAATAATGGTAAAATAGGATTTAATGTAGAATCACAAACTTGGGAATTAATTAATATTCTTGAAGAAGATGAAAATCTTGTAAAAGGTATTTATAATGAACAAGGACAATTTGGATATTTTTATCTTAATCCTTTTAATAACGTTTATTTAACTGAAAATCCACAAGAAAGATTATCTGCTTCAACACTTTGTATTAGTGCAGATATTGCAGCAAAATTAGGTTATGTAGAATCATTAAAAGATGGAGTATGGATTAATAAAAAATCTCTTCCATCATCCCATTTAATGAAACTTGGACAAAAAGCAGTATTTAAATATGATAGAACTACTATTAATTATAATGCTGATGAGTCTAATAATACATATATGGAGATTATACAACAATATAATAAACATAAAAATCTGATTCAACCAACTGGAAGATGTACTGATGCTGCAAAATTACTGGATAATTATACTTTTGGATTTGAAATAGAAACATGTAATGGTACTATTCCTAAGAACTTAATAGGTCCTTTAGGTGTAGTACCATTAAAGGATGGTAGTTTAAGAGATGAAAGAGGTGTAGAACCTTATGAATACACTACTATACCTTTAACAGGTGAAAAAGGGCTTGAAACCCTTAGATTATTATCTAATGAAGTAGATAAAAGATGCGAATTTAATGAAAAATGCTCTGTGCATATACACATTTCAGGTGTTAAAAATATATCAGAAGAATTCTGTTTAGCTTTATATAAACTTTCACGTAATATACAAAATGAAGTATTTACATTATTTCCTATGTATAAAACAAAACCTGAAAGTTATCAAAGAAATTATACAAAGAATTATTGTGCTAAATTACATGATTTAGGAATCGGTCATAAAGATTTATATCTTAATACTAGTAAAACACAATATAAGAAAAATGTAAAAGTTGATTTTGATAGATTATATGCATTCTTATCAGATAATACTGTAAGTCATACAGATGAAACATATAATATAAATTCATTCTTACATCCTAAAGGACAAACACAAAAATGGAATATACATTCCAGATATTTTTGGATAAATTTAGTACCTTTTGTATTTACAAGAAAAAGAACAGTTGAATTTAGATTACATACTCCTACTCTTAATTTTACAAAATTAAGTAGTTGGTTATTTATTTGTAGTGCAATATTAAAATTTACTGAAATTAATCAAAAACAAATCTTAACTGATGAAATTACTTATGATTTAACTACTATTATTAATGGTTATATTAATAATTTTGGTCAAAATAGTTATAGAGATGAATATGGTGAATTTGTAAGTAAATTTCTTATAGATTATTGTGATATGAGAAAGAAAATGATGAAAGAAGACTTTGAAAAGAAGGGTGACCCTTTTGGAACTAGTATAGAATTTACTGGAGAAAAAAAGTTTGGTTTCACTTCACAAGGAGAAAAAAGTTTATATTAATGTCTAAAAAAGTGTTTTGGTATCATTATAATAAGCCTAAAAGCTTACAAAATAATAAACCACAAATAACTGTTCATTATGGAGGAGTGTGTCATATTGTAGATAATATAGTATGTAACACTCCTACCTATGGACATCTTAGAAAAGAACAACCAAGATTTGTAATAAAAGGTAAAGGAGAATTGAAAATAAACAATAATATAGCTTATATTGATTAAAATATTTGTGCCTGGAGGCACACCATCATCAAAAAACAGTCGTATTTGGACTGGGAGATTTTCCATTGCTAGTAAAGCTACATCTAAATGGTGGAAAGAATCTCAAGAAGATTGGGAAAAAAATGCTCTAAAGTTTAGAGAAGAATTTGATAAAAAGCAAAAACCAGTGAAAATTTATTTCACATTTATTAGAAAATCTAAACATAAATTTGATTATATTAATCCTGCACAAGCTGTACAAGATGAAATGGTTAAATATGGATGGATACCTGATGATAATGCTGATGAAATTATTCCAGTATTTAAACCTTATGTATATGATAAGAAAAAACCAGGAGTATTTATTGAAATGAAATAAATAAAGTATGGATAGAAATGAAATGAAAAGAAAGCTTAAACATACTTTAGAAAAGTTTAATCCTAGTATTAAAAGATCTACTTATGATGAAGAAATTGATTCTGAAGAAGTTGAACAAATAGAAAATAAAAAAGTATCTTATATTCAAGGTTCTGATCCTTATGATTGGTCAAATATAATATATCATGATTCAGCAGCTAGAATAGCTGAAAATTTTCTTAGTTCTACTAGAACAATAACTTCCTCAAAAGGTGTATTTTTAGATTTATCTGATAAGATTAAAAGTTCTTATATACCTAGAGATTTAAAAAGAGGTGATAATATGAGAGGTTTAGGTTATGGTGATTATTATGGCTCAGAACAATATAGAGCAGGATTAACTTATGAAGTATTTTATGAAGCAATGATGAGAAAGAAATTGAGAAATGAACAAAATGAAAGTGTGGAAATAAAAAACAATAAAGATTATTATGAAGTCGATGCAGTAAATTATTCTTCACTTGCTGCAATAGCAATAGGTCCTCAATATTATAAATCACGTAATGATGATAATTCTGAAGATAAAGAGCATTTTATTATAGGTACTTGTGTGGATATTCTATTAACAGAACCTGAATCATTTGATTCTAAATTTGCTGTAGATACTCTAGAAGAATTTACTAATTTTCCTACTCCTCAAATGAAGAAATATGTAGAAATATTTATAGAAACAGGAAGTAGTGAAAAAGCATATGAATTAGTAGGTTTTAAGAAATCAAATATTTTAGCTGTAATAGACAAATATGAAGCAGAAGGAAAAGATTATGCTGAATATCTATTAAAGAAGAAAGAATTTAATGATAAGAACAAAGATAAAAAGATTTTAACTAAAGAGCAATATTCTAAATGTAAGTCTATAGCAGATTCTTTAAAAAATAATAAATTTACTAAAAAGTATTTTTGTGAATCAACAAAAGAAATTGAAGTAATAAATCAATTAGAACTTTATTGGAGTATGCTTGGTACAAATTTTAAATGTAAGTTGGATAAAGTAATTATTGACCATGTTAATAAAACTGTACAACCAATTGATATTAAAACTACTGGAAAACATACTAGTAAATTTATGGAAAGTTTCATAAACTTTAGATATGATATTCAAGCATCAATATATTATCAAGGTATTTGTGATTATATCTGGAAGAAAAGTGAAAATTTGAAAGGATATTCAATCTTACCCTTTAAATTTATTGTGGAAAGCACTAAATATATTGGTACACCTTTAATATATAATGTTAATCCTAGAATTATAGATCAGGCATATGAAGGTTATTTTTATAGAAATACTGAAATGGTTGGTTGGCATACTCTATTAAAAGAGTTAGAATGGCATAAAGAATATAATGTTTGGGATTATTCAAGAAAAGTGTTTGAAAATGATGGACAAGTTGAAGTAGAACTGTGATTAAAACAAAAGGAGAGTTAATGTATAATAAAACAACTTTGTTTATATATCCTGCCTTAGAATTACCAGATAATATTTTATTAAGAAATGGTTTTAAGAATTCATATCTCGCAGATCATGAATATGATGTAAGATGGGATTATGAAGGATGTATATATTTGTTGTTTGAACCTGAAAAGTTTGATGATATATTTGAAGATTTTTCAGAATACATGAGAAAACACAAATTATTTAAAGATGAATATGATTTAAATGGTAAAGTTATGTTTGTTATGGAAGTTCCAGAACAATATAAAGATATATTTTTACAATTTAAATTAGGAAAATATTCTAAATTTAATAGAAATTATGTGCAACAGTGTATTCCAATGGTTAAGAAAGGAACTATTTCTAAAGCTTGGAAAATATTTAATCAAGATTTATCTTTAAGAAGAGAGTGGGAAAAGGAATTAGGATATAAGGAAGGAGAATTGGAAAAATGGAATGAAGAAGTATATCCTAGTCCAGATCCTAAAGATGAAATATACAGGTATAATCCTGAAATTAAAATAGATTGGGAATAATGGCGAATATAACAAAAGAAAGTGAGGATATAATGACTAACCGTAAGGTTTTAAATGATTATATCAAAGTAAAACATCCTGATTATGGATATGTTGAATTTAGAGGTATGTCTTTTAGACAATTAGAAATTTTAAGAGACTATAAAAGAATAACAAATGGGAATATTAAAAAGAATTAAATTACTATTTATTAATAGTCAATTAGTTGATTTTACATTATCAATGAATGAAATGTATCCTTTAGTTAAAGAAAAACAAAAGAATACAATAGAAGAAAAATTTGATAACATTGAGAAAACTATTACTATAATGCACACACGTGGATTAAAAGAAGGTTTTATTAATGATTATCAAAAGCAAAGAACATCAGATGTTGCATTGAAATTAATGTTAATAACATATAGAGTTTGAAACAATCTAAAGATAAAATCATCCAATCAGTAATTAAAAAAATAAATCAAAGAAGTGTTGTTGGAATTAAGAAATATAATACAACATTATATGAAAATAATACTGATGATTTTCTAATTCATTTACAGCAAGAATTAATGGATGGAGTTAATTATATAGAGAAATTAATACAACAACGAAATAATAAAATAAATGGTAGTACAACTACAAAGTAAAACTGATGATTTAATATCAGGAGAAAATTTAAAGATACTAAGGGAATATGAAATGGAAGCTGTACAAACAGCTTATGATTGGGGATTTGATGAAGAAGTCTTATTCCCAACCATATATCCAACATCCATGTTTCAGATGTATACTGAAGAACAAATGAATCTACTATTAGAAGCTGAAGTTGCAACAGGTAAAACCTTTTGTTTTGTTCCAGAATATAGAACAGTAATTAATAATTATTCAACTAATATATGGGCAGATAAAAAGGATTATAGTTTCTTTTATTCAGGAAAAGTAATATCTTATGAAAATGCAGACAGAACTTCTATTAAAGAAGATTATATAATAGGAGTTCATTGCTTAAGACCACCAGAAGTATTACCTGCTTATAATAGAGTATGTAAATGGATGGTTGCTTGTGGAAAAGCATATGATTCAAAAGGATTTAAGGTTGAAACAAACAAAATAAGAACTTTAGATTTCTTATATAATGGTAAAATTGTTGGATTTGCTAAGAATGATTTAACTTCTTTAGGAGCAGTACTTAATTTAACAGAACTAATAAAACAATTTTAATATGGATACATTTAAAGAGGTGTTTACTGGAAGAAACTTTACAGATACTTGTGTAGTACCTTTTACACCTACAGCAACTGTAATTACTCCTTTACAAGCAAAACCTGTAACTAACAATAATATTATAGGTCCATTTAATAAACCAAGTCCTCTGGTATTATTAAGAGATGTAAAAGATATATCAGCTAAAACAAGATATGATTTAACTTTAGAAGAAAAACATATTCTATTTAGAACATATTTTGCAAATTATACATATGTAGATAAAAAATATAACACATATAAAATTATTGAAACTCGTGACACTTCAATAACATATATAATGAATGAACATATTGGTGCAAATAAACATACTCAACATACAATAGGTTATTTAAATTGGCTTGAGCTTATGGATTATCAAGCAGGATATAAGAAGGTACAAGATGAAAAAGATATGATAGGTTCGTGAAACATGAAAGAAGAAATAAAACATCTAATATATCATATAGATTGTGAAAGAGAGAAATTAGATTTTATCACAAATGATATATTAGATGTTTTTTCTAGAAAACTAGAAGAAATAAAGAAAGAAATGGAAGGTTGTACAGGAGAAGATTGTACATATCCAATTGACAAATTAATTAATGAATTAAAGCAATAATGTCAGAAGAAAAATATAATGAATATATAAAGCAATTTGCAAATTCTAATACTGAACAATATAATATATTGAAAGTATGTGAAGAATCTACAGAAACACAAGAAAAACTTCTAAAATATATCACTAAAAGTAAGGAATATAAACCTAAACTTGAAGATATAGTAGAAGAAATTGGAGATTTAGAGCTTAGATTAGACTTTCTAAAAGAATTGTGGGGTATACAAAAAGCTGTACAAGAAAGAAAAGTATATAAACTTAAAAAGCTTGTTAAATACAGAGAAGAAGGTAAATATATTGGAGGAAATTAATTAAATTAAAAAACAAAAAACAAACATGAAGAAAACAACAAACACAACAAAAACTAGTACAACTACAACTACTACAACAAAACCTACTGTAATTAGTAGAACTAAAGCAGTAGGTCTTATTAATACTTCAAAAGGTAGATTTATGACAGTAACATTTACTAAAGAAGATGGTACATCACGTACAATTAATGGTATTAGAAAGAATCAAACACCTCTTGGTGATATTACTATCTATAGTATGCAAGATAAGGGTTACAGGTCATTTAAACCATCTAATATTACAGCTTTAAAATTGAATAGTCAGCAGTATAAGATTCGTAAGTAATCTAGAATTAAGGTAACTAAAAAAGGCAGGAAATTGGCTAAAAAACCAACGACCTGCCTTTACCTTATTTTCAATGCTTTTTTACTGTTTACTTAAAGTTAAATTATCTATTGCTATTTGTGGATCAACATTAGCTCCATTTACTCCAAATAATTTTAATGCTTTATATGGCATTTTATAATCTCCTTTATCAGCATATCCTGTACTCTTTTTATATGTTTCCAATGGACTAACTATTTGTTCAAATACATCAAAACATTTATCTACTAAACTATAACCAACACTAGGTGATTTAAATAAACGTATAAAGTCTCTAGGATTACTATAAAAACCTAACTCTGATTGTAATCTCATAGCCCAATATAAAGGATAACCCAAAGCCCATTTTCTTTTATCATCATCGTCATAAGCATCTCTAAGAGACTCTAATAAAATAGTCATTATACCTAACATAATGAATGTTCCTAATTCTAAAGTAGTACGACGAATATTCATAAGTTCCATGTCAGTAAGATCAGAATTCTCTGTATTACCAAATCCAAAACCTGTTTTAAACATTTCTTGATATTCTTTGAATAATACTCTAAAGAAAGTTCTATAACTACCTTCAGTAATCATTCCTAATTCTTGGTCAACACTTACTTCTTTATATCTCTTCATTATACCTGGAGCTACAAACTTTCTATACATTAATATTAATCTACCATACCAAAATCTTTCAATTGTAGGTCTATCAAAATCATTATATACACCATGTAATCTCTTATTAATAGCATGTAAAGCAAATTGTATGTCTTTAGACATAAGACCATTAGCTGATGTATTACCATTAAGTATTACACCTGCCTTTAGCTTTATTTTCCCTGCTTTATCAAGTTCATATGCATCATATAAAGATATTTCCTTATTACCTTGCTTAACCTTAGTAGATTTTAACTTAGCAATCATAGTAGTTACTTGAATTTCATGTTCACCTGCGTGTTGTAAAAAATACCAAGCTCTATAATTTAAGTTTTTCTTTTTACCTGAAAATGATACTTCTCTACCATATTCATTTAAGTAACTACCTTGCATTGCATCATATAAGTCTGTCATTTGTCCTATTAAACTATTATTAACAGGATTAGAAGCATCTTCTAAGAAACTAGATAATAATTTAGCATATTCAGACTTAGCTTCAGCCCATGAACTTTTACTAAAATATTGTCCTGTAATAGCTTCAAATGTTGCTAAAGCATTAGCTTGTAGTGTATTAGCTACAGATAATAATGGAGAACCACCTATTTGTGTAAATGCTTGAAGACCCATTAATGTATCAGCTACTTTACCTAAGTCAAATTCTTTTCCTAATAGAGAAATAGTAGATTTTTCCTTATTTTTTCCATAGATTTGAACATCTATAAATGCTTCAAGTAATCCAGCTATATTATTATCTCCATTTTTCTTAATATATGAAGCTACACTATTCAATCCTAGTTTTTTAGCAGCAGCATCTAATACTTGATAACCTTGACTATCAGTTTTAATTGGATTAGTTGATTTAACAGTATTAAGTAATGTATCAGCTAAAGGAGCTATTTCACTTCTCATATCATATCTTAAAGAAGCTTCTTCAAATAACATAACAGATGAGATTAAATCATTAGATGTTTCTTTTGCATCTAAATAATTAGTGAAGAGTATAGGAATAGTTTTTAATGAACTTTCTGTTGTATCTCCATATATATTAATATCCTGACTATCTCCAGCAGCTAATGAAGTTATACTACTTTTAAGTTTTTCAAAATTATTAGCATGTTTTCTAATAGAAGGTAAAATAAAGCCTTTTTGAGCATATTCTGGAAGCCTTTCTTGTGCTTTAAAGTAAGACTCTACTAAGTACTTATAATAGCTCCATTTGGCCTCATTTGCCTTTAATTCAGCATATTTAGGATTAGCATATTTATTTAACAATGGAAGTGAATATTTAGACAATATTTCTGTAGAATATCCTACTTCTCCAGTAGGACTAGTAAATATATTACGAGATTCCCAATCCTGATAATTAGTTTTACCTAATCTTTTTAACATTTTTTCTTTAACTCTCGATATACTTGGAAATACTATTGTATTACCTATTTTAATATCTTCTTCAGGAACAAATCTATTTTTAGAATACCATTCAGCTTTTAATTTAGAAGCTTCAGCATCAGATAAATTTAATCTTTCTATTCTTGCCCATTCAGTTTCTTTAACTTTATTATATTTAGTAACATCTATAGGTTGAACAAATGATAATGCTGATTTATCTTCAGAGAATCTTACTTCTTCATATAAACCTTCATTAAACTGATCTACATTATCTCTATTTAAACCTGATTTTTTAGCATAATCTTCAAATTTCTCTACAGCTGTTCTTGAAAAAGATATAAGTTCTTGTCTCATATCTTCAATTTTACTCTTTAATAGTTTAGCAAATGTAGCCAATACACTATTTTGAGAAGAAATAGTAGGATTAATTAATTTATCAACTATACTAATATCCTGTAAAGCACCTTCCTTTAGTTCTTTTTCAATGCTTTCTTTTGTAGTAGTGAGATTTCTAGCAATAATATCATATTGTTCTTTAAGATATGCTTCTCTTTTTAATCTTCTTTTATAAGTATCAGATTCTTTATCTAACTTCAAAGCTATAGTTTCAGCTTTAAATTTAGTATAACGTTCTAATCTTCTTTTAGTTTCTCCTTCTAATGCTGTATTAGCATCTTTAGAAGCCATTTCAGATAGTATTTCAGCTTGAAGAGGTATAAGTGTATCATTTAATTGAGCCTTCAAATCTTGAGCTGCTGATAGTACTTTCTTCAATTTATCAAGAGGACTACCTTCAGTAACTTCAACTGGAATAGGAATACCTTGTTCAGTAAAATAATGCTTCTTATAGAAATCATTTAGTCTAGCTACAATAGGAAGATATAATTGTATAATTTGTTGTCTATCATGTAATATTCCTATAGCATGAGCTGAATCATATTTACCTTTCTTAATATTTATTACATCTTTTTGAACAGATGTAAATAATGACCAATTATCTGCTCCTAAGAACTGTCTATAAGTATCATCTATGAATAAAGCTAGAGCTTTCAAATCATCAGAACTCTCTAAATCTCTTAATAAACTATTAAATACAAATTCTTGACCAGGCTTATTTTCTTTTTTAGCTTTTTCAGCTTTATTTTTAACTAATTTTTTAATTTCATCTATGTATAAACTAAATTCTGTTGTAGCTTCAATAGGATTAATACTATCATCAATAAAATGATTATCTTTATTAAGCTTATTAAATATAGATTTCTCTCCAATAATAGGAACTATTCCCTTATCTTCTACTTTATTTACTATATTTTCATCTTCTATATCTTTCAATTCCATTAAATATGTAGCTAAATCTCTATTCTCATCAAATATAAAACCTTTAGACACAGCAAGAGCTTTATATGCTCCTAATTGAGCAGAATGTCTAGCTTTACTAAATGCTCTTGTAGCATTAGCAGGTTGATATTTATACTTAGAGAAATCTAAAGATGTCTTTAAATCTATAATACTAATAGTTCCATCAGGATGTATAGCCATTATATCAACACTTCCTGCAACACTTTTTTCTTCATTAAATAATACTACTTGTGTAAGTAATATAGAATCTTTATATAAAGCTTTAAATTTAGTAAATTCAACAAAAGCTTCTGTAATTGCTTCATCAGATAATCTTGCATCACTTCCTTTATTAAGACCTTTAGTATATATATCAACTAAATCTTCTTTAATTTCATCAATAGTTTTATCTAATATTACTCCTCTAAGTATTCCATCTAATTGATTACCCCATTGTCTATTATTCTCATATAAATTTGAATCTCCTTCAAACTTATAATAATTACTTTCACCTTGAGGTCCAGGTTGAGATTGATAAAAATCTGAAACAGATTGTAACTGTTGTCCATTTTCTAATGAATAAGAGTGTTCTGCATCATTAAATACAATTCTTTTTTGAAGATTCTTAATTCTGTCTAATGTTTCTTTAGCTTCTTTAGTTTTACCTTCAGCTTGAGAATCATAAAATGTATTTTCATCAGAAGATAATTGATGAAAGACTTTACTAACATCTGGATCTTCTAAATTTAAATGCTCTTTATAAGCATATTCTATAAATTCTTCTTTTGTAAAGGTTCTACCTTGAAATTCTATACTACATGCCATATTACTTACAGTTTATTTTTATTATTCCTCTTTTTTCTAATTCTTCAAAATTAATATGATTTGATAAAATCGCATAACCTGAAGGTCCCTTACTAATATATATAGACGTATTACCTACTCCCATATTGTATATATCTACAGCTTTTTTCACTTTATTATAATCATCAGGTGAAATATTACCATTCTTAAGATTATAAGTTCTTAAAATACGTTGTATTGCTGAATAAGTAGTTAATACATTAGGAAGAATAATTTTATTATCTCCTAATACCATCAAAGCACTTAAATCTCTAATAGACATATTTGTTAATTCTCTAACATTTATATCTTTATTACCAGTGATTAGCTTTAATAATTTAGCAAATTCTTTAAAGAACTTATTAATTAAGTCTTTAATTGAAGATGTTAAGTTTTCACTCTTTTTATTATTTACTTCAGAAGCATATTTACCCATTAAGGTAACTATAGATTCCATAATAAAATCTTCTTCATTAGTAATCTCATTTTTATATTCCTTTCTTACTCTTTCTAAAGTTTTACCTTCAGTAAGAATTTCTTGTTTCAAAGATTGATATAAAGTAGGATTAATTCTTGAAATAGCTAATACAAAAGGGTGAGCAAATTCATGAAATAATGTATCAGATTTAAACTTATCAGGATTAATTAAAACTACATTATTACTAAATTGACCTAATCCTTTAATAGTATTATCCCATTTCCACTTAACTCCAAATTTCTCTGATAGTTTATTAAGAATAGTTTCTGCTTGTTCTTTAGAAGTACTTTGTTCATCTGAAAATAATGATAAAGTGTCACCTTCTTCATCTGAAGTAGATTGTTTAGAAGTATTATTTTTTAATTCTTCTCTTACTTTATTCATAAGATTTTCTAAGTCTTGCTCTTCTTTAGTTTTTTGAGAAGCAACTTCTTTCTTAACCTTATTCATCAATTGTTCAAAAGAACTTGTAGCTTCATCAACTTCTTCAGGCATTTCTATTTCTTCACTAGAAAATTCTTCTAATAGTTGTCTATCTAAACTTTCACTTAATAAAGCATCCCATTGAGCTACTGTAAATGCCCAAGGTTTAACAGATTTATGACCTAATTTACCAAGAGTCTTTTCATATTCAATCTTAGTAGCTACTATACCTTCAGGAGTAAATATAGAATTATAACTTGAAGAACTTACATCTTCAAGATTCTTTCCTTTATTACTTCCTTCTAATATATAACCTTTGGAATCAATTTTCACTGATTTACCACCTATTGTAGCATTAAATGATTTTACTTTCCAGTAATCATTTACTTTATCATTTTTAATCATAAGAAATGTAGGAAAAGCTAATTTAGTTTTACCACCTACTTCAGTTTCCTGAGCTAATTCATTTCTTTTTAACATACTTAAATTCTTAGATATAATATCTTTCTTTTCAGATTCACTAGTTGAATTAGTAAGAGAAGCATATATATTAAGAGTTAAGCTATCTTTATCTATAAAGAATGGATAATCTTTAGTATCTTTAGCTACTTTAGCTGATTCAGCTCTTAGAACATCTAATTTAGCTTTACTTCCTTTAAGACCTCTCCATGCAGTTTCTACACCACGAGAATATAACTCTTCTATTTCAGCTAATACATCTTGTTTAGGCATTCCAAATACATCTACAAAAGACTTATTAGAAGTCTCTGAAAATAATTCTTGTATATCATCTAAACTAACTGATGCATTTCTTAGTGCAGCTGGAGTAAGATTCTTAATGTAACTTCCTTTCAAGAATAATAATGAATCTTTAGCTATAATATATTGAACTAACCATCCATTTAAAGCTTGGATTTCTTTAGAAGTTAATCCATCATTTAAATCAATATTATTGAATGAATCTACAGCTATTTGTCTGTAACCATCCATTAATGCTTCAAGATAGTCATAATTCTTCTCACTTCTTGTATTACCTTCAATCTTATTTAAAGTTCTACCTTTAAATACATTCTTTTCAAAAGTGATTTGTTTAGTTTTTAAGTAGTTAAGTAAAGGATTATTTCTATATCTTTCAGTTTTAAGAGCTTTCTGCATTAACAATGGAAGTTTACCCCATGTTCCAGGAGTTTCAGAAAATAACAAATTAAAGTTAAATTTAAAATCTTTTTTTGTTTTAACACTTATTTTATTCTTATAAGCTAACATTGTTAATCCAGATATAATAGCTCTATCTAAAGCTATTTTATTCTCTTCATAAGCAAAATGTCCTTCTCTAAAGTTCTTCTTAATTTGTTCAGCTATTCTTTTAGCTTGAGGTGTTTGTAAGATAAAATAGAATTTAGCACTATCTCTTACAAATCCATAAGTTTGAAGATTTGTTAATACATCAGGTTTAGATAATACATCTTTTAAACCTAAGAATATCTTATCTTCATCTTTAATAGGAAGTTCTCCCAAAGTGTAAGAATTAGGTCCATCTAAGCTATTAGTAGCTATTTTAAAACCTAATTTTTCTAATGAATCATCTAATGATTTAGTTTCAACCCAAGTAGATTTTAATCCTTTAGTTAAAGCTGACACAGCAGATAAATTCATTAAGTTATCAGACATTTTCTTATATTCAAGAAACATATTACCAACTAATACTTGAAGTTGTTCATATTGTTCTTTACTAAGTCTAGATTCAGCATTATTACCTTTTAATAAACCTTGTACTAAGTCTGAATCTGGTGCAAAATTAACTAAATCAAATTCTTGTTTAACTTCAACACCTTTTAATCCTAATGAATTAATAGCTTCATTTAACATAGCTTCTCCTTTCTTATTAACAAGAGCAGAGAATTTGGATTTAACATCAGCTTTTTCTTCATCAGTTTCACCTTTAGTAAATTGAGGCTTAACAGGAGATTGAGACATTGTATACCAGTTAGCCATTTCTACAATAATAGGTTGCTTCATAAAAGCCATTACTGTATCAAATGGAATTCCAAGTCCTACCATAGTTAAAGCAGGTCCTAATGTATCAGGAGTAAGGTTAAATGCAGCAGCATAACGCTCTTTAGCATTATCTGTCATAGCAGAGATAATAGATGATACAACGTCATTAATTCTCTTACCTTCAGCATTATTAAATTTACTAAATGTATTAAATTTATCTAATCCACCTAATAAACCTTCTTTGAATTTTTCAGATAAATGAACATTTGATTCATTAAGTTTCTGAAATATTACGTTAAATAAGGCAGCAGGACCAATACCTTTCTTACCTACATCATTAGCATTTGCTGATAATAATATATCAAGAGGTGAATTTATACCTGTAGTAGCATCTGCACTAGGTAATCCCATTTTAGTAAATGTTTTACGTAGTGATTTAAAATTATCCATAGAAGATGGAGTTAATCCTATCTTTTTCTTAGCTTCACTTGAATTATGTAGTAATCCTCTTTCAATTGATAATAATAAATTATCAGCTTCTTCTTTACTTAATGGAGTAATATCTTCTATATCACCATTATTAAAAGCTTTTAAATTCTTATTAATCAAATCTCTGTTATTCTTTAATATACCATCTTTATTAAGAGATTGTGCATCTAAGAAGTCATTCTTAGTACTAGCATATCCAGCAAGTTTTATAGCTTCTAATTGAAGTCTTTTATTAGTTTCTCTAGATAATTGTTTTAATCTATCTAAATGTTCTAATAATTCTTTCTTATCTTCAGCATATACACCTTTAGATATTTTACCTACTAATTTAGCAGTTTGAATTTTAAGATTAAATACATGTTGATTTAATTCTCCTTTATATGTCTTACGTATTAACTGGTCATTAAACTCTTCATCAGTAGAATAAACAGCTTTAATTCCATCTATTTTATCTTTAACAGCTTGAGTAAAGATTGAATCTTCAATTTTAGATTTATTTATTTCTTCTAAGATTTCATCAATCTCATTTTTTATATTATAATAATTTTCATCATAATCTCTTAATTCTTCTAATTGTTCTTTTACAGCAGATTCTTTAGCTACAGCATTAAGATATTCATCAAATGCTATTTCATATGCAGATTCTATATTATCAGCTTTAAGATAATCTCCATGAGCATGTAATCCATTATTTTTGAATTGATTGTTAAATACACTAAATATACGTGCATACATAGAGTCAATATCAAAGTCAGCTCCTGATAATTTAATAATTTCTACAGGTACTGTAATTGCATTTCCATAATATCCAGGAATTACATCTACAACCTTTAAATTAGCCATACTATGATCATCCTGAGTAGGAATACGTATACCAAATTGTTCTGCTAATACATCAGGAATTGTATCACCTGCTTTTAAGTTATGAACTCTAGCAGCTTTTTCAGATATAATAACTTCAGAATAAAATCCTCCTTTACCATCTGCTACTCTATGCTTTAATCTGGAAGTAGTAATATTACTATATTCACTAGGATTAGCTCTAAACTGATCAATTCTAATTACATTATCATTTCCATCTCTCATTACATTATTTCCAAAATCACTTACTAACGTATATTTACGTCCAGCAGTTTTTTGAGCTAATGTAGCCTTACTAACATATGCAAGATACATAGCTTCATATTTAGCTTGTACAAATGCAAAGTTAGGATTATATTTAGGAGCACCTGTTCCATCTTCTCTTTCTACAAATAATTCAAGTAGATAAGGATCAGCACCAGATTTCTCTAAACTTTCAAAGAAAGATTGTTGTAATTCTCCCCATTTAGCTTCTGTAAGCTTACCATCAGGAGAACTTTCAAATATAGTGTTTTTAAGGTCAATAGAGCCTATTTTAACACGATATTTAAGTAACTCCTTATATGCATCTACTAAATGAGAAACTCTTACAGATTTGTCCATAAATGAAGCTACAGCTTTCATATCTTGTTCAGACCATATTAAGTTCATTAGCTGAGTACCATGCACAATTTTCTCTTTAAATCCATCCGTAGAAACTTGTTCTCTAATAGTATTATTATTAATAAACTTTTTATTAAGTTCCCAACTAGTTCCATTATATCTACCCACATCAAAGTTAGACATTTTAGAACCTGAATTAAATATAGTAAATCCTATATCTTGTCTCTCCATTTGATTATATAAAGCATGAAGCTTCTCTTTTCCAGGAATAGGTTTAAATATTTCATCTAACTTATCAAAATTCTTCTCATTAGAGTATTTCTCAATTAATTTCTTAATTGTGTTAACACTCTTACCCTCTCTGAATGAAGGGTTTATATAAGATACTTGTGCTCTTGTAATAGTATGTAATGATGTCTTAAGATATGTAAACATATCTCTTTGTACAATCTTACGAGGTTGAAGTGTAGCATTATTATTCTCTAATATAGCTAATTCAGTCTTAGTAAGAGGTTCTAATAGATCTAAACCCATCTTAATTCTATCTAGAATAGGAGCTACAGCTTTGTTATATTTACCCATACCTTTAAGATATGTATCTATATACCAATTAATATGTCCTAATGCTTGAGCATCAGTTCTATTAACACTTTTATCATCAGAATTAATTTCATCTATTTCTATTTCTTCATCTTCTACCATAGCATAATTACTTGTTCCTAATCCCATATCAGGTCCAAATGCTATAAGTCCACCATTTCTTTTAACAACATCCACACTATCTTTATAGTTCATAGCATAATCACCATGTAACATAAAGTTAAAAGCAGTAGTATTAAAATAATGATTAAAGAAATATTGTCCTATTTTATTCTCATCTACTTCTTCACTAGATTCTTTCTTGTAATAAGAAGGTAGTTGTTTAACATTATATCCTGTATCAGTCTTTTTAAGTATATCTACATCAGATTTACTTAACATCTCAAGATAATCACTTAATTGAGATTTAGCAAAGTTTTGTAACTCTCCATTAACTTCTGGTAATGAAGCACCTTCAACAGCTTGTTTATTTAATAAAGCAATACCTTGCATTTTAGCAAATTGAAAGAATTTTAATCCTCTTGGAACTTTTTCAAGACTATCCCAATTAGTTATATTTCCTTCATCATTAAACTGTATACTTCTAATAAATGGTATTTCACCATGATAACTATGTGAATAGTTAATTAATGGTTCAATAATTCCTAAAGTAGCTAATTCTTTATCATATTTAGCATTAATTGTATTAAAATTATCTAATAATTCATCTGCTATAATTTTTTTTCCTATAGTTGGAATCTCTTCATTATAATAGATTGCTTGAAATAATTCATCTTGCTCTTCTGATGTTAATTCTTTACCAATCCATCCTTCATTTAATAGATTTAAACTATTTCTTTCTAATTCTAATTCTTCTTGTCTTCTTCTTTCTATATCAGCTTTTTTAGCTTCTATAATATTTAACTTATCTTGTAATACTTTTAATTCTTTAACAATCTTCTGAATTCTTTCATATTCTTGTTTAAATGTAGAATTGAAATAAGCTAATCCAAGTTCTGTTAAACTTCCATTTGCATAGAAGTTCTGCACAGGTAGATTCACACCTACTGTAGTAGATTTAGCTTCATTTGTTCCAAGTATAAATAATCTGGTTCCTTCAGGATTAAATCCTTCTAATACCTTATTACTAAACTTTTGTGTAGTATCAGCAAACATTGATAACATCATCAAAGCTTTTGCTCTTTTATCTAAGTCTTTATATGTCTTACCTTGTTCTTGAGTTCCTCCAAAACTATCTTCATCAAGACTTTCTTGCTTAAGACCATCCATAATAAATACTTGCATATTATTAAAGATAAAATCTGTTACTTCAGAATCTTCACTAAATCCTGATTTAGAATTATAATTTAAACCTTTAAGTAAAGGATTGTTTTGTAACACTTGTAATAATACAGCTGCTTGATAATCAGATAATATAGTTCCTCTTACTCTATAAGCTTCTTTAAGTGATAAAACATCATTTAAATCAGATTGAGTAAGTACATTCTCTTTTAAGCTAGTAATAGCTTGTGTAATATAACTAGGAAATACCTTATCAAACACTGTTTTATTTTCAGCATTTTGAAATGTAGATTCACCTACAGATTCATCAAATATAGCATTATTTTCAGCTAATTGTTTTAATCTGGTTTCAGCACCTGTATCAGCTGCTTCTTCTCCATCAACTACATTCTTAGCAAAGAAACCTGCTGTTGCAGCTTCACCAGTTGCATCTTTTCCTCTTAAATCAGATTTAGCATTAAGTTCTTTTAATACTTTAAACATATCTTTATCTTCACCTTCAATTAAAGATTCATATGTTTGTAAAGGTATTACATCACTAAATATGTCAATAAATTTAATTAGCTCTTGAGCATATTGATTACCAGTCATAGCAATTTTATTAACTGTATCAGCATGTTTTGTAACAAGAGAATACTTAATAAAACCAAATGATAAGTCAATTCCTAATTTACCAAATTCTGATTTAATACTATTAATTGCACTATTTAAATCTTCTTTCTTAGTATTAAAGTTATAGTTGTTCATCATACTACGTATATTACTTAGTATTTCATCAACTTGTCCTTTATTCAATTGTTTAGAAATAAAGTTATTTTTCCATTTCTCAAATTGAATAGTATCTACATCCTGATCATTAGCATTAATACCTTTAATATTACCTTTCTTAGCATCATATAACACTTTAAAGTATTTTACTTTATTCTTGTTAAATGCTGTAATAAAGCTATTAAATGCAGGAGAACTAGATAATTGTTTATAAGCAGCTTCAAGTTGAACTTGATCATTTTCTATATTACCTAAGTCACGAAGCATATTCTCTACAGATTCAAAATTAGAATCTATATCATCTGCTATATCCTGAACAATCTTATTATAGAATGCATCAGCATTCACATTAGAAGATTTATATTGATAAAGTTTCTCAAATAATTGAGTCTTATTAGTATTAGCAAGTAATCTCTCAAGACCTTGATATAACTCACTACCATTAATAGCTACTTGATATTTCTCTTGATTTAATTCTTCAGGAGTAATTCCTAATCCAAATTCATCAGTATAGTACATAGTCATGTTCATATACTGTTTCATCTTCTTAGATAATGAATTCATACCACCTACACTACTCATAGATCTTTCTTCAAATTCATTTCTACCAGTATCTTGCTCATTCTTAGATTCTTCAAAATCTTCATCTAATGATACACCATATAATTCTTTAATTATAGTTTGTACATCATCTTTAATGATTTTAACATTATCTTCTCTTTCTAAAGCATTCTTAAATTCTAATATAGCTTTTCTAGCTTTAGTAACAGATTTAATATCTGTATTAGCATAAAGTCTCTTTAGTTCTTCAGTATAATTATCTGGAGAATATCTAGATTTAATATTATCTATTACATCATTAAGATCTTTTTCTGTATAGTATCCTTTAGATTCTATAACATTAGAAAATAACTTAGCAGCTATTGTATGTATAAGCTTTTCAGACTTAAATCTAGATAATGTAGATATAGGGTCAGAACCTTCTAATAAAGGATCATTAGTCTTAAGTAATGAAAAAGCAGGTTTCTTGAATTTACTAAATATATTATATTTCTCTTTAGCATTCTTAAAACTACCTGAATATATATTACTAAATAGAATATCTAATTCTTCTCTATTATCAGATATAGCATTAAACATTCTTAACAACTTATCAAATAAATTCTTAAGCCATCCAGTAAATCCTGTTTTAGATTCTTTATCTTTATTTAAAGCATATTTCTTAAAATCATCAGCCATCTTCTCTTCATAGAATAGTTTTCTTAAAGACTTATAACTCAATGATTTATATGCAGAAGATTCATTTTTTAATGAATCTAATTGTGCTTTACTAGGAGTACCATATCTTTTAGATGCAGCATCATAGTAACTATCTATTTCACTATTAGTAAGTAGTAATCTAAATACAGCGTGAAATGCTTCATGATATTCTGTACCAACACCTGCTTTACTTTTATTAAGATAAACTATCTTATCCATAAAAGCACCCCAAGTTTCTCCCTTGTTTTGTATATTCTTAATTAAAGTAGATATTTCTGCTGTAGAAATAAAATCAGGTAAAATTCTCTTTAATGTCTTAAGAGCTTTTTCATACTCCATTCTATCTGATGTAGGAGTCACAGATGTTGAAAATACTACTGAATCTTCATCATCAACTTTTTTAGCTTTTTCTTCTTTAATCTTATTAGCTAATTCAGCTACTTTAGCTTTAACTTCTACTCTTCTAACTTCATCAGCTTTATCATTTACATTTAAGCTAATCTTAGCATCAAGTTCATCTAATTCATCTTTAAGAGTTTTATATTCTTGTTGTATATCAGCTAAATCAGATTTAACTTCTTCTTTAACTTCATCTTCTTCAGCATTAACTATACCTATCTTCTTTCTAAATTCTTGAATTCTATTATTAATAGTGTTAAGCTTCTCAATAGTATCTTTATCTAAAGAAGCTATTTTAGGCTTTAAATCACCATATATACCTATCATATCAATAACTGTTGCATTAGGCTCTAATGCCTTATCAAGAGCTTCTTTTTGCTCAGAAGTTATACCTTTAGGAGTAGTAGTTGTAGTAGCTTTAGTTTGAGTCTTAGGAAGAGGATTATTAACATCATATTTAGATGTTTCAGCATCTTTAGGTTTAACCTGAATATTATGACTACCAAATACTACATTACTATTTACTACCATTTGTTCAAATAAATCTTCATTACCTTCTAAGTCAGGCATTCTACGTATAGGATCATTTAAACTTAAACTAGGTTCAAATTTGGCAATAGGAGTTCCATACAAAGAAGATTTTACTGCTATACCCTCTTTATTTACTGAAGACTCTTGAGTCAAATTATAGCTTAAATAGCTATCTAATCTACCTATTAATTTATCAAATGTTAGTACTTTTTCAATACTATCTACTGTAAGAGATTCTTTAAATACCTTCTTTACATTAACATAGTAATTCTTTCCTTTATAGTATATTTCTAATCCTATAGTTACATCACCATTCTTAAATACACTAAATCTAAGTTGAGTTTTAAGAGCACCTTCTTTCTTCTCTTTTCCAGTTAATAATGGTACAAAATATTCATTGCCTCTTTCATCAAGTAATGTTTTATTAACAACAGTTTTATCAAAGTTAGGATCATTAAACTGTTCAGCAGCTTCTTTAACTTGTGTAAATAAGTTATTCATAAATCCTTTCTTATCCTCAATAGTAAGTGTAGGAATACCTACATCTACTACTCTTAAGTTCTTACCAGATTCATTAGTCTTAACTAATAAACCATATTGAGACATACTTCCCCATCCAATAGTAAGATTATTTTCTTTACTTTGTTTATTAATAAAGTCTTGAATTTGAGATTTAAGATTATCATCAGGTTTTTCCCAACTAGTCTTACCTTCACTTTTTATAAAGATATATTCACCTGTTCTATACTCATCATCAAGCTTAAGTCTATTAAATACTATTAGACCTTTAAATACTCCAGGTATCTCTACATTCCATTTAGAATCACTAAATTCAGTAGCTATTTTAGGTCTTTCACTATAAGCAACATTCTCATCAGCATATTTAATAAATCTTTCAGCTATTACCTGAAAGTTTAATAACTTCTCTGTTTCTTCTGGAGAAAGCTCATCTTTAATATCTAATGTAGTTTCATAGAAGTTTTTCATAGCTTTATAATATCTAACAAACTTCTTACCTGTATCAGTAAGAGTATTATCAGGTGCTACAAAGTCTGGATTAATAAGTTTAATAAGAGCAGGATTATTTTCAGATATAATCATCTCTTTACCATTCTTATGAACAAATCTTCTAGGATCAAATAATCCACCAATTCTCACATCATCTAAATAAACATATATTCCTTTATTTTCTTTCTTAGTATGACCATTCTTAAGAAATACTCCACTACCTTTAATCTTTTCAAGTAAAGGTTTATTTTTCATTTCTTCAGGTAAATCTTCAATCTTAATTCTTACTCTACCTTTAAGATCTTCATTACTTAAAGCTGATACCATACTTTGAACTTCAGGAGATATAAATCCCTGAAATAAAGTAAATACATCACTAGGATTGTTTATAGTAGCTGCAAATGGAGTATTAGCTGCTTCTTTTACACCAGCTTTAAGAGTAGCTAGTTGAGCCTTAGCTTCAGTTAATCTATCCATTATATTCATTAATATATCTTCATACATTAATTGAGTATCTTCATCACTATATTTATTTTTATCTTGTTGTAAAGCTTTTTCAAATACAGTAATTTTTTGTACAAATGTATTTAATTCAGCTAATGTAATAGGAGATTCTTCTAATAAATCCTGAACATCTTTAAATATATTCTTAGATGTATCATCTACTTTAGTAGATAATTTATTTAAAGCATCTTTTATAGCTTCATCAGTAGATTCAATATTATCTTCAATAGGAACTACTTTACCAAACTCATTTATAGTCTTACCAGTTCTTTGTAATTCCATTTGAGCCATAGCTCTTAAATTAGCTTCAGGATTTGCAATATGTATACCAAATGCTTGTAATTGCTTTAACATCTGCTTAGTCATAGTGTCAACTTCCTTTTGTCCAGCTTTAGTAAAAAGCTTATTATAAGTGTTGATTAAATCTTCTCTTCTTTTAGCTATTTTTTCTAAATCACCTAAAGATTGTTCTATATCATGTTTTTGAAATGGATTTTCATTAAGAACTTCTTTAAGTTGTTTTTCCATTTCTTTATATTCAAGAGCTTTAGATTTAAATTGATCAAAATCTCTTTTATATTTAGTATTTTTAGGTAATTCTTTAGTAAAATCTTTCTCTAATTCTTTTAACTTAGTTTCAGATTCTTTAATTTTAGAATTAATATCTTTTATTTGTTCTTTACTAGCTTCTGTATCATTAAAGTTATTTAACATAACTCTAAGATTATCAATCTTTTCTAATTCCTTAGTAAGTTGATCAGCATCTGTTAAATTAGCTATTATATTATTAGCTTTATAATTCATTAAATCTTTTATAGCACCTTTATTAAAGCTATAAAAATCCTTAATATTTTCTTGTACAGACTTAGCTATTTCTTCTTCTCTTGTATCTAAATCTTCTACACCACTAATAGCATAAGCAAGACCTAATTGCATATTTTTTCTACCTTCATCTTGTGAATCTTCACTAGGTAAAAGTTGTTTAGCTTTTTCAATAGCTTTAATATGTTGATCAATTTTCTTAATAGCTTTTTCTTTTACTTCAGATTTTCTAGCTTGAAGTTCTTCAGCAGTCTTATTAGTATAACCATAAGTATCAGCAAATTGCTCATCAGTAAGAGAATCAATATGTCTAACTAAATCTGTTTTAAAATTACCTGCTAAACCTGCTTCATGTCTTGCAGCTGTCATAGCAAATAAAACATCATGCTCAGCACTTTTAGCTTCAAACATATCACCTCTTTCTACAGCAGCATCATATCTCTTAGATGCTTCATAAATAGCTCTATTTTGCTTTGCTTGTTCAGTTATTTGAGCAACATTAAAGTTATTATTCTTAGTAGCTAAATTATCTATATTCTTTTGTGTATCACTTAATTCTTTAAGAGCATCTGGAACACCTCCTGCCCATAATGAACCTAATCCTTCAGCTTTATTATATCTAAATGAAGGACTACCTATTCCACCTATCAACATACCCATACCAATAGATTTCCATCCTTCTTTAGTACCATATGATTCAGCAAATGCATCACCTAATGAATCAAATATATCCTTTTGATTATTTAACCCATCAATTGAATACATATTAGTAATATAGTTTTGTGCAGCATTTTGCACAGTACTTTGCATACCTTCTTCCCAAAGACCTTCTTCAACAGGTCTTTCAAGTATTTTAGCAGTTTTATATAATCCTTTAGTTAAACCTTTAGTTTCAGTATAAGCACCTTTATAAGCACCTTGTTCACCCATTAATCCTACTTTACCAAATAAGCCTATTTCCGCTTTAGTTCCTAGACCAAATATCTTAGGATATTGTAAGAAGTTACTAAGTCCTACAATACCCATATTAGCTGCAAATACAGCATTAGCAGTATTATTAACATGTGACTCTATATCAGCTAATTCTTGCTCATTAGGTTCTTGACCATCATGAGTTTGCATAAAACCAGCTATAGCAGATTTTCTAGCTTCATCTTTAAATTGTCTTGCTTCAACACCTGCTTCATATCCTGCACCAGTAATTAATTGTCTTGTTACATTTGCAGCTTTACCAAAGGCATTTAAATTAGATACAAGATCTAAACCTTTTAATACTTCTTTAGCTCTTGCTGCTTTTTGTAGAGGACTCATTATTTTATTTGCAATTCCTAAACTTCCTAAACCTGCTGTAGCATATTCAGTAAGTATTGCACCTGTTGTAAATGACATAGCACCTAAGAAATCATCTGCCCAGAAATTAGCAGTTCCTAATGATTTAAAGAAACCAGCATCTTGTTCTTCTTTAGTTTTATAGTTAGGAAGATTAGTATCCATAGATTCATTCATACTATCTAACCATCTTTGATAGTCATTATCAAAGAATGAATTAAATGAACCATCTTTTATTGCAGTAGGAATACCTATTACAGGTCCTAATATACCTCCAGCAGTTGCTGTAAGTGTCTTACCACCAAATTTAATTATACCATTAGCAAGCTTTTCACTTGTAGGTTGTAACTCAGCTCGTGATTCTTCTATATCACTATTTTTAACTGGAGTTACTCCATATTTAGTAAAAGATTCTAAAGGTTCATTTGTAAGATTTGTTTGTTCTGCTGGAGAACTTAAAAAAGAAAAAGATTCTTCATTCAAAGCAGCTTTCTTTCCATATTGTAAACCAGTAAGAGGATTTATGTTGTTTTCTTCCATTATTGTATATCTTTTAATGCTTTTAAAGCGTCTTCTCTACTTAAATTTAATTGTTGTGCTGCTTCTAATGCTGCTAATTTTCTTAAACCTGTTTCTTCATCATATTTAATTCCATCTATCTTAATAGGTCTATATTTATCAGTATAGTTGAATTCTACATTATAATTACTATATTTCATAGGTTTATAATTATCTACTCCTTCCCTTCTTATAGAAGAATAAGTTCTATAGGCAGTAGCTGATGGAGAATTAGTAATCTTCTGAATTTCAGGAGAAGATACTTGATCTGTAGTAATCCATAATTCTTTATTACTTCCTTTTACCATTACAGGTACTCTAAATGCTAATTTATTTTGACTTTCTATTGAAGGATCTAATACATTTTTAGATAAAGATACTCCTTTAGGATCTATATTAAATTGCTTTGGATCAGTTAAATCTACTCCTTGAGCTTGTAAATATTCATTAAATGGTTTTCCATTTATATCTAGATCATTAGATAATACTACATGATGTGCCCATGTAGCAGGTGTAGCAAAATAATTCTCTGCTGCTGCTCTCATAGTATTTAAATCTTTCTTTTCATAACCTCCTATATTCCAACTATATTCTATATCATGTGTAGATTGTTTCTTTCCAGGAAGATTATAATAAGATTGTTTAGCTTTTATGAACTTATCATTAGTTTTATCTTTTACATAATCTATATACTGCTGATATGAACCAGTTCTTATTAATTCTGCTAATATGGGAGTAGAATGATATTGATCAATTTTACCTTCCTTATTACGAAGAGTTAAAGCTTGTAATATTTCATCTTTACCATATCCACCTAAATCAGGTAAATCATCATACTTAGATTTGAGTTTATTATACTCTGTTCCTAATTTATTTTTAGCATAATTTTCTGATTCAATTTCTTTTGTTTCTGCAATATTCTTAGATTCTAAAATAGCATTTCCTTCATTAACAAATTTATTAATTATTCCTCTATCTAAACCTCTAGATGCTAAATCATTATCTGATAAACCTTTAAAGTAGTTATAATTTCCTGCATTAAGTTGTTTTAAATCTTCTTCTTGAAGATTATAACCTAAAGTCTCTTTAAATGATTTATTTAAAGATTGTAACTTAAGATTATGATTTGTTATCAAAGTCTTATTTTCTTCAGGATCTCTTCCTGATACAGTTGGTTTACCTTCTAAACCTTGTGACCATCCTGTAAGATCTGGATATTTTAATTCTTCTTCTCTTTTTCTTCCAAATTCAGAATCAGCTTTAATTCCTTTTTCTTCTTTATATACATTTTTAGTATATTTATCTACTGCTGCACTTAATGCACCACTAAAGGGATGATTACCATTTAATACTAATTTATCATACTCATTTCCTCTTTTATCTTTAACCTTTTGAGTTCCAACTAAACCTTGTGAAACAGCATTAGGATCAAATATACCTATTTGACTTCCTTGTTCAAGATAACTTTGTAATGAAGGATCATTTTGAGCATATTTAGATAATACTTTAGCTATTAGTTCAGGACTTCTTTTATCTGTATAATAAGTTCCTTCATAAATATATCCTTTTCCATCAGGAGATGCATAAGCCTTTTGTTGAATTTCAGATTCAATCTTATCACCATATGTATCAAAATATTTAGTAACATCAGGAGTATTAACTAAATCTGGTGCATTAAAACTATTATATGTTCCAGTAGTAGGATCTAAATCACCAATACCTTGATATTTTGATAAGAAAGCTTGATTAGCTTTATTAAAGTAATCTTTATTTAATTCTTTATTTTCTTGTTGTCTTTTAATCCACCCTTGATATTTATCAAAGTTTGACTGTATAGCATATGCTTTTCCATTAGGACTAAATTCTGTCTTAACATAATTTCTTAATGAATTTAATTTATTTCTTCCATCAGAAGATGTAAGGTCATATTGACCAGAAGTTAAATCATTAACCATCTGATTAACATTCTTATTAATTTCCTGATGTTTTAATCTATCAGCTTCAAGTGAATTAAGTTTTAAAGTATAATCACCAAATTGTTGTGCTTCTTTAAGATTATCGTCTTGCTTCTTTTGTTTCATAGCTAAAACTCCCAACATCTCATTGATGGGGAGTTTATAATATTCTTGACCAGTAGCCTGCTGTGCAGGAACATCATATCTATTTAAAGCCATATTATTTCTTTTTCTTCATTTTAAGAGTGCCACCATTAGCCTTCTTTTTAAATGTAATATTACCATCTTTATCCATTGAGTAATCAGGTGAATAGTTTTTTAAGATGTTACCATATACATTATTTATATTTGTAGCATTAGAAGCTTTACCAGCTTCTGTAATAGTTTGTCCAGCTTGACTTGCACCAGTAGTTAGGAATGCTCTTCTTCTTGCGTCATTTTGAGCTTGTAAATCATCTCTTTGAGTACGAGCTTGAGCATTAAATCTATTAGTACCTGAAATCATATTATCTCTTTGTAGCATTGCGTTACTATTGAATGAATCTACACCTAAAGAATAATCTTGTGCTTTACCTGCCATATTTGAGCTTAAACCTATCAAATTAGCTCTTCTTACAGCATCTGAAGTAGAGTTATCATTAATACTTTGTTTAGCTGCATTCTCTGCTAAATATAAAGGATTATAGTTCTTAGCTACTCTAGGATCACTATATTGTGTATTATCTAAATTCTCTTTAACCTTTTCAGATTTATTAGCTAGAAACATTGCTAAATTGGTAAGAGGTGCTGCTACACTACCTGCTAATTGTATTTTATCTCCAGTAGACATTCCTACTTTATCATTAACTATTTTATTCTTTGTTTTTCCATTTTCAGGACTATAAAAATCCCATGCATTAATTTGTGGAGTTTCAATAGTTTGTTTAAAATTAGATGCTCCTATTATTTTTGGTGCTCCAATAGTACCTTTTTTTAATTGTGGTAAATTCCATTTATTATCAAATCCACTATTAGCGTATTTATTAACTCCACCATTTGCTAATTGCATATTAGGATTTCCTTCTTTAGCTTCTCTTGTAGCTTCAGCTACTTCTATTAGCTTATTAAAAGCATATTTTTGACTATTTTGATTAGCTCTATCAAATCCAAAAGTCTTCTTAGATTCAATTTTCTTAGAAGCATCTGCAAATGTTTGTTTTACTTCTTTCTCATTAATAGTAGGAATACCTTTTTTATCAAATCCTAAATTAGGAGAAAATGAATAATCCTGATTAGTTTTATTTTTACTATCAGGAAATTTAAGCATAGTTTCATTCTTTTCTAATTGTACCCCTTTTCCATCCATTTGAGTGTTAGCTAAGTCTTCAGGTAACTCTTTATGTTGTGGAAGATTATAATGCTCTAATGAGCCTCCAAATGCAGCAATTTGAGGATTAGCTCCTAATACTTCTTCTCTTGGATTAAATTCATATTGAGTTTGATCTATTCCTCTAGCTTTACCACTTTGATTATAATTATTTAGTTTCTTCTGAAGAATTGCTTCAGATATACCTGAACCTCCTATTAAATGAGATAATCCCATTCCTACAGCATCTCCTGTTGAAATAAGACCTTTTTTCTTAGCATCTACAATACTATTATAATTAGATAAAGGATCTGTCATACCTTTAAAGAATGACATTGCATTAGCTCCATGTTGATTAGTAGCTTTATTACCTATTCCTTTATTTATATTATTATAAGCTTTATTAGTACCTGTTTGAAATCCTTCTCCTAACATACTACCTGCCTGAACAAATGCTCCTGCTATAGGAATATTAGAAGCTACTCCTTTTATTGAATTACCAATAGTATTAGCAGTAGTTTGTTCTGGTGCTTTATAAGCATCACTACCTGTCCATAATGGAGATAAAGCTTGAGCACCTGCTGCTACATAACCACCTATTTGTGAGGCACTTACATTACTTTTACCTTTAGATGTACTAGAAGTATCTGTATTAGCATTACCCCAATTTTGAGATAAATTACTAGCATTTTCATTTGCTCCAGGAACAGTATTAAAACCACTATTATCAAATAATGGAACTTTATAACCACCTGATGCTTTCTTTATATTCTTTTTACTTTTAATTTTCATAGTTTAATATTGTTGTAAATATACAAAATAAATTCTTAATTTCATCCTAAAGCTAATAAAATATTTATTAACGTATAGATTGTATATAATTGTTGTTTAGATATTTAGTTATAATTCTTCTATTATTAAGAGAATTCTTATATGATAATCTAACTGCTAAATAATTATCTCTTAACATTTCCATCTCATATTGAGGTTTTGTCAAGAAATTGATAATATTAGAGTTAGGTACTTTATCTATAAAATAATTAGATCTAATTGAATTCCAATCACTTGTGAATATAGATTGAATAGGATTAGTTTGATCAACCATATCTCTAATGTTGTTAATATTCCAATTACTTTCAGTTCTTTCTGCTAATATATTAGCAGCATCAAAAGGAAGTAATATAGAAGCAAAAGGATCTATATTGTTTTTAACTGTAATATCTAATTCTCCAGTAGATTGTGAATCATTATAGAATATACCTTTATTGAAGGTATCACCTTTAATATCAATCCATTGTCTTCTTAAACTAGAATATTCCTGTACATTAGATATATATGATACAGTATTGTATATCTTAGTATTAAGAGGATCTTTAGTAACTACAAATTCAAATATGTGAGGATATTTAGTTCCATAGTATGTTTGGAATTCTCCGTTCTCATGTCTCCATGTAAAGTTATTACCTTGAATATAAGTAGAAAAATAATCTCTGGTATTCCATGCAAAATTAGGAAGATAACTATGAAAACTTAACCATACATTATCTTCTAATGAGTAACTAATAGTCCATGATTTATTCTCAAAATATAAAGGAGAATTGTAAGGATTATCTATAAATATAAATCCAGTAGAAGTATTAATACTCCAACTATGTGTATTATCTACATATGTAGTATCATCAGGATAAATTGGATAATAATCTTTTTTAGTAAGAATATATCTTCTATTAATAGGATCATAATAACCTATTAAACCTATACCTGATTTACTTGTAGGTGCATCTTTATCAGGAAATCCTGGATAAAATGTCAAAAGATTAAATGGTAAATTCTGTTCAAACCAAAATCTATTTAATCCATCTTTAGATATTTCTCTTTGTCCTTGACCTGATTTAGTAAGAAATACTATTCCAGCTCTTGCATCTGCATATAAAGCTCCATATTCATTAACTACTAAGTCTAATGTAGTTTGACCTCCATTATAACCTATAGTGGTAGAAGTAAGCTCTTTAGGTGGTAAACTAAAGAAATCTCCTGTACCTATTTGAATAGTATCACCAGTACTAGTTTGAATCTCTTGTTGTTTAGTAGGAATATACCATAAAGATTGTTCAGTTCTTGTAAAAAGAGTATCTGATTCTCTAAATATATTCATAATTTCTCCTGTTGCAGCAGATAAATCTCTGTAATTATTTACAGGAAATCTTCTATATGCATCACTTAAATCTTCTTGATATGATTTATCAGAATATATAATTCTATAAGGAAATATGTTTCCACATTCACTACAATAATCATATGCAAGATTTAATGGAAAATTAGGTCTAAGTTGCTGTTCTAATGAATAATCCTGATTGTAATTATATTTATTAAAACAATAATTACCATCTACATATTTTGATATGATATTAGATACATCAGTTGAATCAGCATGTTGTTCATCATTTCTAAAAATAACATCATTAATAGCAGCAATACTAGTTCCATGAAAAGGATAATACCATTGTTGTTGTTGATTTGTATCAACAGTATTTTCATGTCTTAATTTAGTATTAACTTCAGATTCAACAAAATAACTTATTAAATTCTGCCACCATGTTCTTTCATCTAAATCATTAAAATTTTGATCACAGTATGTTTTACGAAAAGTTAATTGACTTATAAAACAATCTCCTCCAAATAATACTTCCGTATCACTAGATTTAGATATTAAACAAGTATTAATAGGATAATAGGTAAGAGAATGTAATTGATTATATTGTGTAGGATTATAATTTTTTAATGCTATATAATATGTTTTAGAATATTGATCTTGAATTGTTGGAGACGTTCCATTTACTGAAAAATCAATAAAATTTAAAGGATCATTATTTCTTCTACTTCCACCTAACATATTTTCTGGACCACCCCCATAATATGCTCCATCATTAGATAAATCAGGAAAATTATCTACATCTAATAATAATGATTCTTGTTGAGTAGCATTTATTACATTAAATCCCTGAAATGTAGTATTAGAAGCTTGAATTAAATTAGTTTTATCAGATACTAACCTATTAGTAAATAATAACATGGGTGTACCATGATAATTTGGATTAGCACTGTAATTATTATAAACAGTTCTAAATGAAGCTCTTGATTGAGTATTATTATCCCAAGTTTCAACAGCTCCCCAATATTCCATTTTACCAAATAATTCTTTTTCACACTTAATATAGTTCACATCAGAATCACTATAGAATTTATTCTTAGGATTATGAACATGCATCTTCTTATAACTAAGTCTTAAAGTACCTTGTTTCTCATTACTATCATCTCCATCCCATACATTTTCATCAGGTAAAAAAGAGGTATTATCATAATCTACATCAAAGTTTATTACTCTAACTCTTCTATTTGCTGTAGTATTAGCTCTGGCTAATTCAGCATGTTTATTAAATAAATCTGTTTGAAATAAATAATTTCTTCCATCATAAATCATTTCCATTGATCTGGAAGATAATCCTTTATCAAATACTGATTTATTACCTTTATCTCTCTTTGCACGAGATATAACAAAGCCTTGAATATCATCATATTCACTACCTAAATTAGCCTGTAAAAAGGCTTTAAATGCTACTAAATCAAATTCTAAACCTAATGATATAATATACTCATTTGAACCATTATTAATAAAATGTGGTTCAAGAGTAGTATCAGGCATTTTATGATGTCTAATATTACCTGTTGGATATATTCTATTACCTGAACAATCTAATGTAGAAGGATATTGATAATCACTTTCCCAATATGCTAATTGTCCTTTAGAATAATAATTATCAGTTACACTATTTAGTTCATCTTGATAAGCAGTATTAAATACTTCCCATCTTTGTACACTATCACCTTCAACCTTATTTAAATGTTTTACTTCTTCTACACAAACTTCTGTTGTACTTGGAATTATATATGAACCACCACTTAATACAACATCCCAATTTTGAACACTTCCTACATTCTGTGGAAAGGTTGCACCATTTATTACTGTATATTGAGTAGAATCCCATCCAGTTAATGGAAGTTTTCTATTATGTTTTAATGCTGCTACAGAAGGATCTGAATTAGTTGGTAAAGTACTTCCATTACTTGAAGTATCTAATGCTCTACCTTGAATGTGATATTCAGATGTACTACTACCATCTTTAAATCTTCCACTAATAGATATAGCATATACTTCATCACGCATATATGTTCTATTATCTACATAGTAATCACCTGAAAATACACTAGAATTACCTAGATATTTAATAGGTTTAGTAACATATCTTGATTTAATAAGATTAGCAGCTCTTTGCCATACACTATGATTAATAGTTTTTTCTTCAAGATTACCTTTAATAAGTCTTTGGTCTTGTTGTTCCATAGTCTTAGACTTATCATAAACAACAATAGGAGCATTTATTACAGGTAATGTTGTAGATATAGCTGAATTAGCATCTATACCTCCATATACATATGTAAGTGAAGTACCAGGTATAGCTAATGTAATAGCTTCATATGGAGTAGTTACTCCTGATATAGTCTCAATTACATAAATTTTTATATATTCATAATCTTGATCTAAATTAGTAAATTGTAATTGAATACTCTTATTAGTTGATTCAATTAAAGCATTACCTCCTTCTATTTGATTTACATCAGAATTTAATACACCTTGTGTAATAGGAATAGGTTGTGTTACAGCTAATATTCCTGTAAAATTTAAATCAGCATCTCCAAGAGCTACTCCAAATTGATACATTCCAAGTTTTAAATTACCACCAGAATTGTTTGTCTGAATATAATCTATACATGGAAAATCAAAGTCAGGATTCATTTTAAATAACTCACAATGCCAAGTACCATCAAAATATTGGTTATCACTTGGATTATTTAATATTTCATCTAAATCTATACTTCTATCTGAATTATAACTATCTCTAAAGTAAATAACTCTATTACAACCTCTTCTAATCTTTGCAATACCTGTGATAGGATGATATTCTGAAAAACTTAAACATGGAGTATTAACTACTGTAGTAAGATTACATCCATCTTGTATTACAATAGCTGAGTTACTTTGATCTGACGTAGCAAGAAATAATACTACTTGATTTTCAAGTAAATTAATAGCTCCTACAACAAGATAATTAATACTATCTATTGTAAGATTACTACATTGTGTATTACCATATTCATTAACTACATAACCGAGATCTCCCTCTCTAGTAGAATTTACTAAGTTAAGTGCAAAACGCCATGAACCATCTGGCTGATTCTGATAATTACTATCAGTAACCATTCCTTTAATTAATTGTGTTACTTGATTATCTGGTTGTGTCATTATTGTCTATAATAGTAATGTGATGAGAATCCTCCCATATCCAAGTGTTCTTCTTGATTCATAGTAGAAAAGAAGTTATTGAATCTTTTTGTATTAGGGATTAATTTGGTATGAATATTCTTAAGGTTTTCAGCTTCGGAAATTCCCGGCATTCTTATAGAAGCCTCTGCTTTAGCTTTATATATACCCCATAATTGCTGATATTTCATATATCTCTCTGATGCTCCTTCTTCTTTCATATTCCATCTTAATTCCCATAAAGTCATTAAACAAAAATTCTTTAATGCTTCTTTATAATCTTCAACATCTGGAATAAGGAAATTTCCATGACAATCTTTAGGATAACAGTAATATGCTACACATATATAACCTGTTTTAAAATTAAATGTCATAGAACCATCAGGAGTAACTGTATATTCATATTGACAAGGATGTCCAATATTAACACTATTCTCACAATGTACTGCTAGTGCAAATGAATTAGTAGAAACTCGAAGTGGTCTCCACTGATTTGTAAATCTTTTAGAATCTAATAATACCTGTAAAGGTAATGTAGAATCTTCTAGTGAAGGGTCATTATCATACCCTAACATTTCTCTTATATCAGCTAAATCCTGCTCATTTACACACCAATTATGCTTATAAGCTATTTGTATAATTTGTAAACAATCTATTGGTAGACAAGCTTTATAATTTTCTACTTTAATAAATCTTACAGCTTGTTGATAAGTAGGAACAGCTCCTATAAAATCAACTGCTCTCATGCAATCTTCTATAGAGCGTTGTTCATCATAAATATCTTTAGGAGTAAATCTTTCTAATTCAAATAGAACTGATTTAATATTTGTCCATTTTGTTACCATTATATTAAAGTCTTAGTGTGTTTTAAATGATTACTTAATTCTTTATTGAAATGCATATATTTAGATACATCACCTGTAGTTCTTAATATGTCTGCAAATCTTTTTTTTAATCCTCTATTAGCTTCAAATCTATAGAAAGATCTATTTCTAAATTGATCTCCTCTTCTATACCAAGCTACTTTTAATCTATATCCATCGGTATGAAAGTTTTGAAAGTATATTTCTTTCCATTCACCAGTTCTTTCAAAATATAGTTTTTCTTGCTTATAATTTCTTGGTTTATTTTTACATTTAAATTTGTTGATTCTTATTTCACCAAATCCCCAAGGAATATCATATACTTCTCCTTCAAATATCATATTCTCTATTTCAGAGAATAAATCTTTTAAAATATCTTTATGTTGCTCTTTATTTACATACTTATGATGTTCAGGTGATTTTCTATATGTATAGTACTTATAGAAATTCTTGTATGTAGCCATTTGAGTCCATTTAGCCATTATTATTTCTTTGATTAATAGGACGCTGATTAGGTATATTAGCATCATTTTCATTATCTCTAGGCATCATCATACCTATCTTCATTAATTCTTCATATGTCATAGTTCTTAAATCTCTTGACATATCAGCATCTAATGGAAAATCAGCTTCATAAGGGTCTATACATATAGGACTACCATCAGGATTACATCCACATGATGGTGACATATTTAATATCTCAAGAGGATCTTCAAATAAAGCAACAACTTTTACAGCTGCTAATCTATCATATCCTGTAACATACATTTTATCTTTATGAATAAACCATCCTTTAACATTACTCATAGTCTTAGAATATTGACTTAATCTCAATTCATCTAAAGTAATATTATCTAATCTCGTAGGTCTATTAGAGTTAATAGCATATACACCTTCTACCCATAATCCTTTATTAGAGCTTATAATACGTGGTAAATTACACACTGACTGTAATCCCTTACAATCAGCTGTATAACACTCACAGTCCTCTAAAGTGTCTAAAACAAGCTTAAAACAAGGTATAGTCTGATAATTTTGTGTATTAACAAACTTACCAGCATCTATCTTTTGTTTTAACATTTTAGCTCTCAAATCCTTTAAAATGAAATATATCATTTGATCAGGAAATTGAAAACTTTGACTTACAGGACCATTACTAAGTATTTGTGTAATAGTTGAAATATGTTCTTTGAGCTTACTCATTAATATATTTATTTAAATAAATAACTGCTTTTTGTAAATTTTTAATATTATCATTAAACATTCCTATTCCACTATTACATTTAGAACAGAGAAAACCTCTCACTTTACCTGTAATATGACAATGATCTATACAAAGACATTTCTTTAGTTCTTTTTGATGAATACCGCATATACCACAAGAATTATTATGTTCTTCTAATAATGAAGAATATTGTTTCAAATCTAAAGAATATTTAACTAATTGTCTTTTAATATTGATAGATTTTTTGTTATTACGTGCCCATTCTTTTTGTCTTAATAAATCATCTTGTTTTTTATTAGGATTAATACCTTTAGTTTTGGGTACATGTCCTTTCTTAAAACGATATTTTTCCCCTCTTTCAGATATAGCATTATTATTACAATTAATACAGTAATATTTATAATCTTTTTTTCTTGCTAAACACATTCTAGCAGAATCCACTTCAAATTGATTTTTACAAATTAAACATACTAATTTATAATCTTCAATTTTGTTAGAAAGAGCAAAACATTTTCTACATCTTTTGGAAATAGGATTTTTCTTTCTATTCATAGCTCTGAATGTATGAATAGAAATTTTTCTATGTTCCTTACATTCATAACATTCACAAAAATATTCTTCTTCTAATTTATATGGATTAGTAAAGATCATGATCAACATTACTAAAATCTCTATAATTCAATTTTGATGTTGTAGTATTATAATATATACTATTAGCTGGGGGAATTGGTATTTCTCCAACACCATCATTAGAGACTGGAAGGAAATAACCTTCTGATATAGAATATGTTTCTAGCTTTTCTAATAGTCTAGCTATTTGTAATAATAAGACCTCTACATTGGTCTGCGTGTGGTTAAAGTTCATTTAACTAGGTTGTTTATTAATTTTAAGTAAAGCATTTACTATTCTTTTCAAGAGAACTATCACATTTCTCTGTGTGTGATTTGCATTTGAGCCATTCATAATCTATTAATTTAGCTGAAGGATAAGGAATTGAACCTCTTCTAAAGAGCTTCTGCTCTCAGTGCTACCATTACACTAACCTTCAATATTGGGAGAAATTAATCTCCCTTATGCTTTAGCAAACTTTCTTATTGCTAGGTTTACGAACTGGAGAAGGATTGTTTCCTTTACTCACACTTTTCTTTTTTGACAGGATACCTTTACTATATTTAAAAGGTGCTGTACTTTTCTTTGCCATGTTAATTTGTTTTTAATTTGTTGTTTCTAATTCTTGTTTTTCAAGCTTTTTTGTTTCTTTCCATGCTTCAAATTGTTTAAAAGCATTTATTCTTATGAAGTCAATATCATCACTATCTGTAATCTCATGAGTATAGTTAAATTTCTTTCCATTCTCTGATGCTTTAAGATAGTATGTTTCTTTACTAATAAAACCTTCTATAGTCTTATCTGTGATTATACCTTCATCTAATGAGCTTACTTTAACTTCTACTTCTAGTGCTGGAATCTTATTTTCTAATTCTTTAAATAAATTCCTACTATTTTCAATTGCTGTTGTAAACCATTTTGTTAATCCTTCTTTCATAATATTGTTTTTATCTTTAGGTAGCCATTGACCACCATTTTCATTATATATTTTCAAAAATTGTTTTACTCGTTCATCATTATATAAATTCATTACTTAATATTACATGTAAATTCTGATTTCAATCCTTCATCATGTTGGAATAACATTACACTACCTTGCTTCTTAGAGCCTATAAATCCATTGTCAAAATGCCATTTATCTGTATCTGCTAATCCTCTTAAACTTCTTACACTAACTCCTGGAAATTCTTTAGTTTGTAGATGATGCACATGTCCTGTTAACCATATTCTTTCAGATGTATCTGCAAAGTGTTGAGGTTGTTCTACAGCCATTATAAGAGGTAATTGATCCATTTTAATGTTATCACCATGAGTTAGTCCAATAAGGTTCTTACCATATTTAAAATACTTTCTAGTGATTCTTCTAGCATCAATTTCTACATTTGCATTATCTTTAAATATTTCTTCTAATGCAGTAGCTAAATAATTAGTAGAATCTGTATCATGATTACCAGCTATTAGTGGAACATATACTCTAGAAACTTGACTACATTTATCTATACATTTTCTTAAAAGTGCTAAACCTTTAGTAAAATTATCAAAGTGATTACCACTTACATCTAATTTAGTTCCTTTCTTAGTAGTATTACTAGCAGAATTTTCATGTAAGAAATCATTTCCTATTGGAAATATAATAACTTCAGGAATAAATGCTTCAGTAGTAGTTAAAAGCTCGTCAAAACACTTCTCAAACTTCACAATGCTAGAATCTGTATCACTATCTACACCTGTCTCATTTTTACTACATAATGAGCTAATATGAGCATCATATAGATTGATTACAGCACATAGTGAATTATAGTTTAAATGAGTTTTCTCAAACTTAGGAAGTTCATACTCTGAAATAGATTTAATCAAATCAGCTTTAAACTTCTCTGAATCAAATTTATCTTGTGTATTAGCTTCATATGCAATAGATTGTAACCATTTACCTTGAGAATTTTGCCATTTAGAAACTCTTTTTACTTTAGAATTCTTTTCAAAATCTTCTAAATTCTTATTTTCTTTCTTTAAATAAGCTCTGTATATATCATTAGCTTTCTTACTTCTTTGCTCATTAGTTAAACCTTCACCAATTTCATATTGCTTTGCAATATCTAACCAGTTTCTATCTCCTTTACCATTATTTAATAAGTCATTAATTAAACCTTGTTTATTATCCATTGATTTGTTTTAGTTATTTTTAAATTGACTACAAAGATACAAAATAATTTTTAATTTACCAACTATTAGTTGTTAATTTTTTATTTATTATAAACCTGTTGCAGATGATATTACTATATATAGAACTGTAGTTAGTATTACTCCACCTAAAATAGGATATACAATTTTATCTACTTTCTTAGTTAAATGAAGATTTACTTCACTTTTTTCCCACCATTCTTTATATTTATTCTTTTCTAGTTTATAATTGTCTATAATATCATTTCTAACACTTATATCAAAGTTTAACTGTCTAATTTCAAAGTTCTTTTGATTTACAAACACTTGATAATCAGATACTACTGATTTTAAACTATCTGTTTCTTCTTTATATGAATCTGCATTTATACCATCTATAGCAGCTTGTTTAGCTTGTTCTATAGTAAATTGTACACAAGTATCCTGAACTATCTCTTTAGGATAAGCTATTCTAGGGTAGTTTAGACTTGTATCTATTTGTGAGATAGCTAATTGTGCTATCAGGAGGGTTGTTACGAATGTTATTAACTTTTTCATATCTTACTTTTTCTAATTTCTTTAGTGAAAGTAGAGTACCATCTATTGACTGCATTAAATATTTATTTTCTAAATGAATAGAATCTATACTTAATTGAATTGTTTTAAGAACCTCTTGGTCTTTAGCAATCTTTTCATCAATTTTTCTTATTAAATCTTCTTTCTTTGTTCTATCTGATTCATTATATGAAGTGAAATTTCTATATAATGAAAATAGCAAAAAAAAGGCTAATGATACTTCTAAAATTAGCCTTTTATTATTTGTTATTTTACTCCAAATTATTTCTTTTTTGATTTCCATTTTCTTTTTTCTGTCCATTCAATTATCTTTTTTCCTAATAGACCTCCCATACCACCAATTATTCCATAAATAAATATTGACACACCATGTATTACAGGTGGTAACCAATGAAGTTCTGGGTAATTCACAGATAATAATATTGTTGTTAATAAATCTCCTGAAAGGAATGCTACTGCTGTATCTAATTTATTTTCCATTCTAACAATTACAAGATTTGTTTAGTATATATTTCAATTTCTCAACAATATCACAAACTTGGTCATTAGTTAGACAAGATTCTTCTTCTATATCAATACTACATAATATTTCATTCAAAGCTATAGCTACTTCTAATTGAAATAAATAAGTATCTGCACAGTCACTTCCTAAATCTAGTGATGTCTCATATTTATCAGCTAATGTATTGATTTTGCAAGCGAACATTGCAACAAAATTATCTTTACAAGTTTGTGTTATTGCCATATTTTATTTATTATGCTAAAATTCCAACTGCTTGAAGAGCAGCTACTACTTGTCCAACAGTATAACCACCAAATGTATCATCTATTTTAATAGTTGTACCTGCACCTCCTACATTAACAGCTGTAGTTATAGCAGTTGTGGGTTGAACTATTGGAGTTTTATTCCAAAAAGATAGTTTTTGAGAAGTTGCTGTACCAAATTTAGTACCAGTTGTAGTACCTAATAACATATTGTAATCTTGTAATACAAAAGTACCTAATGAAGTAACTTGTGCGGTTCTAACATCTAATACTTTAGTTCCATTTACAGAGAATCCTAGAATGTTATTACCACCTAAGAATATACCTGTATCACTATCTCCTTGAAATGTAATTGAAGGAGCAGCTGCTGTTCCATCTGCAAAGAATTCAGTAGGTTGTCCCGCTATAATACTTTCTACATATGCTTTTAGATTAAGTGAATTTTGTAGTTCACTTAATACTACTGCATTAATTGTAGGATCTTTTAATACTCTTTTGTCTAAGAAATAAGATTTAATTGCCATTTTTGTTTGTTTTTATATTTGTTTATTAATTAAGCCCAAGTTAAAACTCCACCTGTATTGGTCAAAACTCCATCAGTATTAACTGTAGGTAATGTATACACTATACCTTTAAATTTAATTGTTGTTACATCATCAGGTATTGCAAATTGGAAATTTGATGTGGCACTAGCTCCATAACCTAAAGCTATTCTATTTTGAGCATTAGTAGAATCTACATCAGCTGTTCTACCTATACAAGTATTATAATCTCCTGTTATTATAAAAGCTCCTGCTAAATTTCCCAATGCTGTATTAGCATCTCCTGAAGTATTGCTTGATAAAGCACTAGCTCCAGCAGCAGTATTGTATAAACCAATAGTATTAGCATATAATGCTTGCGCACCTAATCCTGTATTAGAATCGCCTGTACTATTGTTAGCTAAAGTTAAATAACCAAAAGCACTATTAGTATCACCAGAATTAACAGTCATTGTTCCATAACCAAGTGATACATTGTCATTTCCATTTGTCCCTATTCTACCTGATTCTAGATTATTAACTTTAAATACTAAATCAACATTATCTGTGGTTCCTATAAAGTTTGTACCAGCAGTAGTTCCTGAATTACCTAATATAGACCATCCATAAGTATTAAAGAATGTATCTATACTTACATCTGTAGGATTAGCTGAACTACCTGTAATATTAGCTTTAACTGTTGTAGCATTCATATTAGCTAACTTAGCATTAGTAACATTATCATCTAATATGTTAGTTGTAAGTACTTTATTAGCTCCTATAGCTGTTACACCAGCATTAGTAATAGTAATATCACCAGTTACTGATACAGAATTAATATCTGTTCCATCCCCTATAAGTATTTTTGCATTACCTTTAGCATCATATGCTGTAGGTCTATCAGAAGTATAACCTCTGATTATAGAACCTCTTGCTAAATCTTCAATTTTTGCTAAAGTAATACTTTCATTAACTATTTCACTACCATTTATAATTTGTGTAGAACCATCAGAATAAAAGAAAGTAATTTGACTTATATCTGTAAAACCTGGAGTTAATGCTGAATCTGAAAAGTTACAAAACATTAAAAATCCAGCGTCTATTTGAGTTTGAGATATAGACTTACCTAATATAGTAAGTGTATGTCCATTTAAATCAAAATCACCGGGTTTAATTAAGAAATAAAAACTACTTAAAGGATTAGCTTGATTTGTTGTATTTATAGTCACATCATTAGCTAATGTTATTGTACTACCTCCTGTTGGAAATAACCAATATGTATCTGCTAAATGATCATGATCTACTGTAAATGTTCCACCTAAAGAACCAATACTTATTAAACCTATTGAGTTATTCATTATTTTGTATATTTTAAAACTGTTAAATATTCACATGTAATATCACCTGCCTGATCAGAATTTCCTCTAGCTGTAATTGGATAATCTGTTGTTGTAAAATCTAATCCTCCTGTATTATCATATGCAAAAGTAAAACTATCAGCTATTTCATTTAAGAAATTATGGGATTCTATACTTACTTTAATTTTAGCAGCTGTTCCACTACTAGCTCTTTCTATAATAGTAACTATTTCAACATCTGTAACAGTCATAGCTGAAAATAAATAATCTACTGTAGCTGAACCATTAAAGGCAATAGAAACAGTTTTTGCTGAACTATTTAATGTTGGAAAAGCTGTTCTAAATCTAGACCTTACTTCTAAAAAACTACCATCAGTAGTTAAAGTATTTAAAGGTAAAGGATAAGTTTTTAGAATCTCTGGTCCCATTCCTTTAGTAGGATTATCAGATATATCATTATGTAATACTGTAGTACCATTAGTTCCATTACTACCTGCTGCTCCAGTTGCTCCAGTAGGACCTGCTGGTCCAACAGGAACTTTTATATTTGTGCAATCAATGCATCCACATCCCATAGTTTAACAATTTTTACAATCAAAATGTTTAAGTAATGATTGAAGTGATTTAATTTTTTTAAATATATTTGACGAACTACCACAATAACCTGAATATTCTATAATTTTTAATTCTGTATAAACTTGTAGAAATTTCCATATATCATCTGCACAAGGATCATTACAACATCCACAATCTAAATCTAAATTTGCTGCTATAGTTTTTATTTTACAACATGATTCACATAATAATATATTGTTTGATGTAGCTATATATGTTGTAGTATCACTTATAACAATTGTATAAGTAAATTCATATAAACCATCAGGCATTACTACATCACCAATAGATACCCCATCTATTTCTAAATCAGATGTAGGAAATACTGTTACTGCTGTTGTATATGTTAATGCAACTATATTATCATAAGTTATATTTGTATATAAATTTTTAACTGATAATGTAATTCTAGTAATATCTGAAGTAGCAGGATTAGGTGTACCCCATCCTGTAGGATTTGTACTAGCATTATAATTACCAGTTGTATCTGTAATTATAAATGAGTGACAATCACTTCCTAGTGATACTGTGAATTTTGGTTGAAATGCCATATTTTATATTATTTAAGAAATTCTTGCTTTTACATATCCTGTAGCTGTTTCTCTATAAAGACCATTTATAGGAACACCACCTGTTGCTGCTGCTGCATCATCTACATAAGTTCCTATTTGTGGAAGGATTACATTACCTGTAATATCTACTTGGAAAAATACATCCAGAGTTGCTTGATTTAAAAATCTTATACCATCCGAATTGCTTGTAAATCTTGTACTTTCAGCAGGTGTAGCACTATCCCAATTTATTAAAACTCCATGTTCAGTACTTCCTAAATCATAAGCTGCAAGTATGGATGCTCCTTGTCCTGTATCAGTATTGGCACTACCTAATCCTACAAAGTGGTCAGCAGCAGATGTAATATCATTAAAAATACTGTATAAGTTATCACCATCTGTAGTTTCAGCTATAAAACCTTGATTACCTGTAATAGCATTAGTAGTTATACCAAATGTAGCACCATTAGCTGAAGCTACAATAGTTTTATTTATATCATCTAAAGTAATTAATGTATCATTAAATGTACTTTCTGTATCTCCGATTCTTAAATTAGTTCCATTAGCTAATATTCTTAAATCAGTTGAACTATTTGTATATCTAAATGATGAACTTGTTGAATTAAATCTTACACCAGAGTTAATAGTAGAAGGAGTATCAGTATAACCTATTTGTAATATTGTATTACTTAGTTGAAATATACCTCCTACAGTTGGTGCAGATAAAGCATTAATGACTGTAGCAAAAGTTGTAGGATTTCTTGTAAAGTTAGCATCTCCACCAAAAGCTCCTGCATTATTATATTGAATAGAATTTGTTGGTGCAGAAGGGGTTATAGCACTTACTGTTTCATAAGTTCCTTTTTCAGAAAGGAATTTAGTTGTACTTCCATTTAGTAAATCTATTCCCAACCATTCTAATAGATTTATAGACTTATTTCTTAATACATCAGTAATAAGAACATTATCTTTTTTGTCAGACCTTACATTAGAAGGTATAAATATTTTAGGTTTAAACATTATTATTGTTTAGTTTTTTATAAAAATAAGGGGTATTTCTACCCCTTTTATTAATTAAGTTCTTCTATTAAGAGATTTGTCAAGCTAATAGTATTACTAGCTGAACTAGCACCCCATTGAGCTGTAACATCAAATGCTAGATTAGCAGTAGTATCTACTGCAACTGTAGCCGTGTTAGACATAGGATATACTTTACCTGAACCAGTTGTAGCTGTTTCTGTAAAAGTTCCTTGTGCAAAAGCTGTTCCAGATGCACCAATACTTCTAATGGTTATTAGACCAGAGAATAAGAATTCTCTATTAGAAGCTGTTGTAACTGTAGTTATAGCACCTGAATCAAGTACTACTACACTACCTAGATATACTTTTAAATCAAGCGTAGGAGTTCCTGTATTAGAAAATACGCCTGCACCAGATACTCTAAAAGTTTTACCTACAGCAATTGAGTTTTTTGTTACACTTACTGAACCTACACCTGTAGATACAAGAGTTGTTTCAGAAGCAGAACTTGCTAAAGTAGCAGTAGCTGTTTGAGCAAACCTTACTTTTTGTTTATATTTTAAATTCGGCATTTTATTTATTTTTTATTTTGTTATTTAATAAAGGGGAGAATTAACTCCCCAATAATGATTAAAGTGTAACAGGAGGGAAGCTTGGAGCTAACCAGTTATTAAATGCATCAACAATATTTTGACGATTTGCTGAACCACTTGGAATCAATACAACAGTCTTTAAAGGACTAATTGAAGTTCCAGTAAATTGAACTTGTGCACTATCATAATGCTCCAATATAAGAGCTGAATATGTAGCAGTTGGATCTAGACTAGTAGGATATACTAGAACTGGATACAAGTCACGGTTTTGAGAATAACTTCTCTGACCATTAGTATTATCAAAATATATCTTCCATTGACGATAAGTACCTTCTCCTTCAAAAGGATTACAACCTACTACTGGACTTACTGCAAGTTCTTGGAATTTATCTCCTGCACCAAGATCTATACGTAGATGCAATGTTGGATCACGATCTATATAAGCTGGAACTTCACTTAAAGCTACTAATAGAATGTAATCTGCTGTTCCACTACCAAAAGTAGTAGGGTCAATTAATTCTATTGTTGAAGCACCAGTAAGTGCTGTATTAGTAACTACATCTGCAAAAGTATCAAACAATTCTTGAGTAATAGTAATACTCTGTGTACCAGAATTACTTACTACAACTGGAACTGAAGTTGAAACAGCTGAGTTAATAGCTACACCCGCACCACCTGAAAGGTCTACTGCAAAGGCAATTACTGCCCAATTTCCACCTAAGTTACCAAAAGTACCATTAAACTGTCTAGAGTTCTGATTCACTTGAAAACAAAGATTTTGTACAATATCATCATTAGGATTTGTAGTAGCAAGAGCTGTATAATCTGGTGTATTATATTCTACAGTTTTACGAACTACTGCTTGAATACCTGAATCAAATTCTGTCACTCTACGACCTCTAAAAGAGATATTAAGAGAATATTTAGAAAGTTCTACTGCATTTGCACTAGTTACTGGAACTACACTTGCAGATTCTTTAGGACCTGCATATACTTTACCAGTATAACTTTTTACTTGTTTACCTATAATAGCATGACTATCTTCATAAGGTCTACGTGTAAAAGGAATACGAGCTTGACTTGGAGTAGCAGACATATCTGTGCCTTGTACTACTTTAGCTACAGGAACTTGAGTATAATCAAGACTACCTGCGTTATTAAAAAATTGATTAAAGGTTGAACTTCCTGGAGTTACATCCAATAGTCCAACTTGTCCATCATTAAGATTCACTATGCCTCCTGCACCTGAAAGTGGTGTACCATCAGTAGGCAGGTCTTGTGTTGTCTTAACTACTAGGACTTTTTCTACAGGTCTTTTAGACCCACGAATTGAAGTTGCCATTTGTTTTTGTTGTTTTTGTTGTTATTAAAATAAAAAATTAATCATTTTGTGAATTTTTCTGTAAAGATAATTGAAAATTAGGATCTCCAATATCTCTTCTAGCTTCTTGAACTGCTATATCTACAATTTTACGATGTATTCCTTCTGGAAAATCTAAAGTAACTTGTGGACTTGAAGGAGTATATTGACCATCTAATGATGTATATCCTCCAAAAAATACTTTCTTTGGCATTTTAATATATTCAGGAAAAACTGCATCTATAGTAAATAATCCATCTGTATATAAATATATAGATGAAGATCCATTTGCACCTTGTTTTTTAGCAAATACTACTGGTACTCTATACCAATCATAATCTGGTCCTTCAAATGGACTACGTAATACTGTAGTTAAATCATCATGTTGAATTACCTTTACTTCTATATTTTTAGTTCCACAACCTGCTTTTGTAGCTCTAGCTCTCATTCTTATCATAAATAAATATGGATAAGTAAGTTGATCTAATGATGCTTCATAACAGCCTGAATTTCCTATTACAGGAACAGCATTAATTGCTGGTTGATCTGCACTAGGAGATTTAATAACTAAAGAAGATAAATTATCTGTATTTCTTTGAGTTACTTCAAATCCTTCAGGTGGACCATATTCTTGCCTTAGATATAATAAAGAAGCTTCATTTAAAAGCCAATCTATTTCAGCAGGAAGAAAATTTCTAGTCTTTAGACTATCTATTTTATCTACACCAATTTTAAATTGATAATGTAATTCGTTAATATTGATATTATTCAACTACTTTCCAGTAGTAGCCTCCAGCTTTTATATTTCTTTTAGTTGCTCTACATATATTAGATAGATTTATATTAGTAATTTTAGAAGCTTCTTTAAAAGTTTCATATTTGTTTACTGTTTCTAAATTATCATTTAATTGTAAAACATTAAAATATTTGTTATTGGAATATTCCCATTTATATCCAAAATAAGTTTTTCTTTTCCCTCTACAAACTATAGATATATTTTCTTTTCTACAATTTAAATCTAAACAAGCTTCTCTTATTGATTTATATTCTTTAAATAAAGAATTATCCATATTTAAAGCCTTAATAGATTTAGATTTACGAAATCTTTTACTTATTTCTTTTGGTTTACTAACTTTTCTGTTTATATTGAAATTTGGAGAATCTGATCCTATTTTATTATACATTGGATGTTTTTTACCTTTAATTGAAGAAGTTTCTCCTCCTTCTGTAAGATTTGTTAAAATATTATTTTTATATTTTAAAATCCAATATTTTTCTCTTTCTTTCCATATATCTTCATTACATTCTTCTAAAACATTATATATTATATTATTTCCTTTAACTATTTCTGATTTTATCCAATTATCTCTATAAGTTCTTTTATCTAATTTATTTAAAGCTCTTTTTATATGTTGCTTTAATCTTTGATTTTCAAACTTAGTTTTTCCAATATATCTAATATTGGAAGGATCTTCAGAACTTGAAAGACTATAAATATAATTTATATTCATCTTATATTAATTCGTATTTATCTTTACGTGTAATCACTTGTTCTTCTAGTTCCTGAACTAAATCTGCTTTATTAGGATCTAGAATCCAATCTATTGCTTTTTCTTTAGATGCACCTATAATCAAGTCTTTAGCTACCCAATTATATGTTCCACCTTTATCAGTAAGAACATATGTATTAACTCCTTCCTGAAGTAATACCAGAGCATTAAATCTTGCTTTACCCGGAGCATCTTGAAGAAGTTTTACTAACTTATTGTATTTAACAATAAATTCTTCTCCATCTTTATATCTTTCATTGTTGTCAATTCCTTCTGACAAAGCATTATATGCTTGTGCATCAGTAAGACGTCCTTTAGATATTTGAGGTAACAATAATTTTACAAATTTCTTTTGAGTATCTGAATCTGCAACTTTACCCAAGCTAAGTTCAGACTTCGCACGATCTTTATATTGTTTCTTACTATATTTCTCATTTTCAGTCTCATCCATCTCGGCAAGATAGTAATCAGCACTAGGAAACTTTCCAGCTTCCCATTCTTTTTTACTATTGGCAAATCTATGATGTTCAAGCATTGAATAATATGCGAGCAAATCATCAATATTATTGAGGTTAAGAACAGTAAGACCATCATTTAACTTATATCTAAAAGTTTGATAAAATGAAGGATTCTCTAAATGCTTTTTATTATTAATATCTGCTGGAATACTATTTAAATAGCCTTTATCAAAGTTATATTTATATTCTATTAGATGTTGTAACAAAGCTTTATCTTGTGTTGCGAGAAATTGAAACGCAGGATTATTGATTTGTTCTCCTTTTAAAGGATTATCAACTTCCTTATCAAGACCTGTAGCTAACTTTCTTGTTGAACCACTTAAAGGAACTTGAAATGTTTCTTTTATTTTACCATCTATTTTAGTCTGATTTAATCTTTTTTGATTTTTACCATTGATTATTTCAGTAATTTTACTTGCAGAAGGTCTTGCAATTTTGTAGACAAATACTTGTCCAGTTTTTATAGCCATTTAATTATTTAATTTCTTCTTTTTCTTTTT